AATTAATCTTTGATTCTTTGATGCTACCCTTTTTATTGCTTTTCTTATTTTGTTTTTACTTTCATCTTCTTTTTCCCATTTATCTTCATCCTTTACATATAATACTTCCCTCTTTTTATCTGCGCAATGAAGAGGTCTTTGAGATATATCAAGAGCCTTTAGGTTTTTAGTAATTATATTAGATATTCCTTCTACATAACCTAATTTTCCAACATTCTCTAAATCGCTTAACTGCAATTGTATTGAATCAACAAAATCCATAATATTCATTGCATCTTTGCAAGTTTCATTTAAAAAAAATTGTAAATTAAATGTTTTATTTGAAATATTATTAGTAGTATTATGTGTTCCGTTTTCTATTACTTTTAACATGACGGTTTGTTGTTCCATCATTGCGTTTTGTTGTGCTACCACCATATTTTTAAATTCACTATTTTCTTTAACTAGTTCATTATTGCTTTTGATTAATGTCATAATGAGTTCTTTGTCAGTTGGTTCATTCGTACTTTTTAATTCTGTTTCTTGAAATGTGCATTTTTTTTTGTGTCTCCATAATCCAGATTTATCTTTATATTGTTTACCACAATTACATAACAAAATATCTTTGCTAATTTGTCCCGATTGTCCTAAATCGGTTGCTATTTGTTGATTTTTATGTTTATTGGTATTCAAATGTCTATCATAATGACCTTTATGACACGTATAATAATCACAAATTATACAGCAAAATTTATTTGTCCCAAAATGTCCTAAAAATATTGCCATTGGTTGCTATTTATTATATAAAGAAAATTTCTAAACTCTTTTTTAAAATAATAATAAAAAAATTATCATCACAAATTGAAAAATATTTTTTCAGTGATGAGACCATAAAATTTCGTTATGCAGTCAAAACACGTTTTTGGCATAAAGTATTTTCACTTTTCATTTTTGGACATTTATTTTTGTCCAATTTTCAAAAGATAAAAAAAGTCTTGAGTAAAAATATTTAATATTTTAGAGTCACGTTACTGCACTTTTTATACTTTTTAATTGTACATAACTTCAATGGTATTAATTTATAATTTTAAATTAATTAATAAAACTTATTATTGTAGTATATTATGAAATAATTAACTCATAATATTACAGACTTTTATAAATTGTTATAGATAAATAAATGTAGATAATAGTTAATGTGATTTTTCCATACATCTATATAATATATATATGCTTATCATAGCTAAACTTGCAAAATAAATTTGGTCAATTGGGTCATTTGACATAACTGGAGTTGCGTTTTTTCCTACCCCTGTTTGAAATGTTTCGCTGCATTTTTTTTTGGTAATAGGATTAGTTTTATTAGAAAATAAGCAGGGGTCCATATCTTGAATGTCTGTAAGAGTAACATAATGAGTTTCACTAGATTTATTATTATTGATATCTATTGTTTCCATAGTTAAATTTTGACAAGAGGGCGTAGCACCTGACATAAATGCTTTCATAATTGCGAAAGGATTTAATACATTTAAATTTCCCATAGCACCTGGAATTAATCCTTTAAATTCTGAAAAATTAACATCTAGTCCGCTTGATATAAATGGTATATTACCAATAGGAATATTATTAAAATAAATATATCTATCAACCTGATTACATGTTGATATATCCTCTAGGTTAGAACAATTATCAACAGCTACACATTTAGCACCTGTTTTTAAGAAAAATTTATTTCCTAAAGGTCTTCCGGTTGATGATGCTTTGCTATTTCCTGATACTAATAATTTAACATATTCAATTAATCCATTTATATCTGCGGACATTTGTTGAATAGAACCTTTATCGCTCATACCAAGCTGACTAGGTGTTTTAATATTTTTATAATATGGATATGGCGGACCAAGCAAACTATTTTCAACCCCTTTGGAATTAGTTAAAACATCTTTAAATATATTTGTCATTTCTAATAAATTATATAAATATATTTATTAGAAAGGTATAAATTATGAAGATACTAAATTAAATATATTTTTGTTTGTTAACTTTAGTATGAAAAGAACAATACGTCCTTTTGAAAAAGCTTTTAGTACTTTTGATTTTGATTCTTCAAAGTCTGCTTGGAAGCATTAAAAAATACTACTTATACACCAGATAAAGATAAAGAAAGTCTTTTTCTTCGAGATAGAGAGTTTGAAATTAAATATACAATAAAAGCTGGACCAGAAGTTTTACACATGTATATTTTTAAATATCAAGACCTGTAATTTCTGGTGCAGTTCCTCCTGTTATTTGTGTGGCATATTCATTTTGAGCTAAAACTAAACTATTAACTTGTTCCTGCAATGATTGAAAATTTCCACTTAAATCTTGAACTTGTTGATACATATTCTGAATTGAATCGAGTCTTTGTTTAATGTATTCAATATTTCCGGCGTTTTGTTGTGCTAAAATAAGAGGATCGCTCATATTATAAGCTTGATATGTAGTGTTATTATCCAACCCTTCCACAATAATATTTCCTAAAAGTAGTTGATAACTAATTAATATAATAAAAAATAATATTAATATATTTATCAGTGTTAACATTAATATAATATAATATTACTTTTTATTTTCTTTCATAATAATATAAATGTCATCAGCCTTTTACCCATTAGGAATGAATTCAATGCCTTCTTCAGGATATAATCATAAAAGTACATATTATAATAAACAATATGTTTCATGGAAAGGAACCGGTGTTAATAGTAATCCAGTTGGTACAGCATCAGGACATATTAGACCTCTAACAAATAATGATCCAGGAAATGTATTACAAACAGGTTTTGGTTTACCAAGACCTATTAAACATTTTAGAAAAGGTAGAGTAATACCTCCGAATTCTATGACAGATGTTCCAAATTTAATTGTAGATAGTCCAAATAATAACATTTCATTAAATATTAATGAAAATGATTTAATTAATTATAACATTAATAGATTTGTTAAATCTAGTAAGGGTACTTCTCTTGGTGGTGGTTTTGGAGGCTCTGGTTTATTAAATGATATGCAAGATAAACCTGGTGCTTTTATAATTAAATTAAATCCTGTAAATGAAGAAAATGGAATTTCACAAATGAACACTAATTGTAAAACGTGCGAAGGTGTTGGAATTGTTGCCAATTACTATCCAAATAAAACATATTTAACTGAAAATCCAGAGCCAAATACAACAAATCCTAAATGGTGTTGTAATGAAGAATATAAAGCAAAACGTAGAAGTATTTATGCCAGCACAAATTTAAAAAAGAATTATTATACAACAACAAAACAATATCTTCAAAATAGATGTAAAACTTATGAACAAAAGGCTTTTAATTTTTTATCTTATAAAACTCAAACTAATTCTGTTTATAATTCAAACCCTTACTATATATCTGTAGATGGAAATAAAGGTAATCCCGCAGGAAGTCCGCTTTCATTAACTAATACATATCTTGCGAATTGTCAACCAAACGCTCAATTATTTAATGCTACTGAAAATGCATTAATTTCACAAATGTTAGAAATGATGGTTTACGATGGTATTTTAACACAGAACGAGGTTAATACATTTAATACACTTGGAATAAATTCAATAAATGGTTTTTTTAATTGGATAAATGGACTGCCTGATACGCAAAAAGTGCCTGCATTGAAGGTATTTACAGATTTTATTAATAATCCATATTGGGGTATGCCTTTATCTGGACCATCTAATCCTGCTGGTTGTCAACTTGTTGTGTATAAACCTAATAATTATCAATTTGCTAAACAAGGCGCAGTTGATAGTTCTACAAGAATTTTGAAACTGAATGTTGACACAATTTCAACAAATTCAGCTTCAATTCAAAACTATAATAATACAGGTCCTCAATTAGTAAGCGCAAATGAATTATATGCTGGCACATCACCTAACGTTTCTAATTTACTAAAAATGAAATCTGCACCTTGCAATACACCATGGCCTCTGAACTTTTCACAATCGGGAAAATATGAAAATAAAAAATTTTGCTACTATAAATCATTGCCAAAATATCAAGTTCCGGTTTCTCAACCTAGTCCATACCGTTATTATCCAAGTGTTGTATCTAATTCTAATCATTATTCACAATCACCTAATACATATAATACGACGCACAAATAATATATGAATTTACTTTTATAAATTAGTGAATTATATCTTTATTTATTGGTAAAAATATATTAGTTTTTTCTAAAAATTTATTGCAAGGAATTTTATATTTTTCACACCAAGATATAGATTTTAGAATATTTGATTTTTTCATTATTTCAAATTTGTCTTCTTTATTTTTATTTTTTAATATATTTATTATTAAATTTAAAAATTCGAGCTGTTGTTGCCCAAATATTATATTCATATCATCGAGTTTTATTGTAAAATAATATGGAATTTCAAAATCTATAATAGATTCTATATTTTTATCTTTTAAATTTTTAAGAAATAATTGCAATTTAAAATAATTAAATTTTAAATTAATATTTTTGTCTTGATTTTTAAAATTTTTACAAACAATATATTTATCAAATGTTGTAACATTGCATGTATTAGGTTTTAAAATATATGTTTTATTATATAACGATGACAATATATATAATATATCTACAATTGGTTTATAAAAAATATCGCTTATTTTAATTACACAACTTCCATCGTATGATTGATTTTTAAAAATAATCATTAAAATCTCAATTAAAGAAATAATATATTGATTTAAACTTCCACCTTTTGTTTCAAAAAATAAAAAATGGAATTTTGTATCACTAATTAATTTAATTGTTTCTTCATTTATTTCATTATAATATACTATTTCATCTTTACAATTTTCGCGTATCATTTCAAAACATTCTATTGTATCAATATTATTAAATGTTAAATGTAATGTTTTAATTTTTTGTGAATTATATTGGTCAAATATATTAAATATTGATGATATTTCTAAAAAATCGTAAAATAAATTTGTTTTTGATTTAAGTTTGCTAACAGAAAATTTTGATCCTGGAACCTTAGAAAATATGTATTCATATGGATTTACTATTTTAATAAGTTCATTATACTCATTATATGATAAGTCAACCATAGATAAACAAATATGTTTAATTTGTTCATTTATTTCATTGTAATAATTTAAAAGACTTAGTGATATATAGGGGTTTAATTTATTATTTTCACACACTGTAGGCGCTACATTAATTAGATTATTTATTTTTGGTAATATATAATAACTCATTTGATAATATTATATTAACATTATAGAATTTATTTAAGTTGTTAACGTAATTATTAATTCTCATCATCATCACTTTCAATAATTAATATTTTTTTAGGTTTATTTTCCTTTGGTTTATCATCTTTGGGTTTTTTCTCTTTGGGTTTATCATCTTTAGTTTTTTTCTCTTTGGGTTTATCATCTTTGGGTTTATCATCTTTGGGTTTTTTCTCTTTGGGTTTATCATCTTTAGGTTTTTTCTCTTTGGGTTTATCATCTTTGGGTTTTTTCTCTTTGGGTTTATCATCTTTAGGTTTTTTCTCTTTGGGTTTATCATATTTAGGTTTTTCGGGTATAATTTCAATTACTTTCTCTTCAATAACAGGTTGTTCGTCAATTGCCTCGCTTGCTGCTACGAGAAATATTTTTTTTCCCAATTTTCTTACCTTAGGTTTAATTTTAGTAATCTCTTCTGTAGCAATACGTCGAGCGTGTTGTGTTTCCTTATTATTTACTAACGTTTCGTTTACAGTATATTCACTAAGCTCAAGTTCAATATTTTCTGTATTTACTATTCTTATTTTTTTATAAATAAAATATCTGTTCAAAAACGAAATTTTCTTTTCAAGAGTAGTCATCAATTGTGCTTTTTCATAATCATTAGCCTTAAATTTATTTTTAGAAATTTCATCTAACATATTTAAGAATAATTCACTAAATAATCCAGACCCATTTGAAAATCCCATATCACGTGCTTCTTCGTATGAAACTATTTCAAACCCAAACGCATACATTACCCGATTTAAGTAGTCAAAATTTACTAAATATTCTGATATTGTTTGATTAATCGATTCTTGATATACATCAATTCTATATCCAATTGAACTTGAATTGTCATCAAATGTTTCCGAACTATAAGCTTTTGTAATTTCCCATATTTTTTTGCCATCTTCCACAATTTTAATTGAATCACCTGTTTTTGTTTTTTTAAGTTCATTAAATACTAAATTTCCGTCATAACACGTACCAATAAAATAACCATTATGTTTTGTACATTCTGCAATATTTTTCATAAATCCTTTTAATGTATCAGGGTTTTCAAAAAAGTAATGAATAGCAAATTGACAAGACGATACATTAAACCCGTCAACACCTTTACCATATTGTCTAGATACGCCTTTTCCAATTATATCAGATTCTTTAGAACCTTGTGAAAATATAGCATTAGTGATTTGTTTAGCTTTGTCGTTTAACATAGCACTTCCGTCTTTAATATTAAATGCGCTATTTCCATTTACAAATAAAGCATACGGAACGTGTTTATTAGATTTTTTCATTTTCAAGAACCTAGCACAAGCTCCATCCAAACGATTTTCCAAATTGTCTTTTGATATGTCAATTCCGAATACAAATGATAATTTTGCAGCAACCCATTTAGGAAGGTCGCCAGCTTTACCGCAAGCAAAATCTATTAATATATCACCTTGTTTAGATGTACCAACTATTAGTTTTTTTTTAACATATAAGTTATGAAAATTTTTCATTGCAGTTGTTTTTATTTGTCCAGATGGCGTATTATAATATACATCTTCACTAACATAAAAACTAGGAATATTTAATCCAGTAGACAACATGTATTCTGTAATTCTTCCTGTTGGATGTATTGATTTCCAGTTTTCGTTGCATACTTTATATGAATTACCATATTCTTTTTCTCCACGTCTAAGTTTAGATGTTTTATCGTGTCTTACTCTTAATGGTATCCATTTCCATCCATTTTCTTTATCTAAATCATATCTAAATTCAACAATTGTATTATCTTCAAATACTTCATTTTCTTCTGAAAACATTTTTTTTCCTCCAGAGCCATCTAATCTTAACATTATATTACATAAACCAGCGTTTACGTCATAAGGTTCTGTAGGATAAAATCTTTTAGGAAGATAATCGTCATCTTGTCTATCTTCGTATCGTTGAGTAAATTCAGGTATTTTGTCATCAATTATATCTTGACAAGGATTTATAAACCCATCTTTAGATTCTTTAAATCCGCATCTTAATTCAATAATTTTATATTCGTTATATTGTACTGTTGCGCCATTATTAACACCATCTTCATAATATGATTTAATAACATCATCACCATTAGCGGCTTTAAGAGTTGTAATTAAGAAATCGATAGTATTATATTGTGGTGGTTTCCATTTAAAAGAATTTTCCCAAGTAATTTTTGTTTTTGGACCAGCTTTACCAATTTCAGTTGAACCAACTCCATTAAACGAGTGGGTAAATATTAATCCATCTGTTGTATATTCAAATCTTCCTTCACGTTCTTTTTGTAAAATTGCATTACAACCTTCAAATATAGTTTGCTTATTATTATTCGGAAAGAATTCTTTTGAAACAAACCTTATTGGTGACATTAGATCATTATTATTGTTTATTTTTTTAACAGAATTTTCTATTTTTCCGATATCAATTATAGATACTGGTTTTAAATTATGCTGAATATACTTTAATAATTTATATCTTGAATTATTTACATTTTTTTCATTTTCTAATAACATAAATGAGAATGATCTTACATCTTGTTTTTTAACATAATAAACATCAAATGCCGCATATAAATTTATATAATTACCATTTTTATCATGCATAATTAATTCACCATCAAGTAATGAATTGAAACATTCTTTATTCATTGTTTTCGCACCAGTAAATATTACATCCATATTCGTATTAATAAGATAAATTTTGCCTTCATCAGATATTAACATTAAATGACGATCACCGTCTGCCTTATCTGTAACAACATAATTTGTTCTTACATTTGCTTCATTCGATGTATTGTCGTTGTCAATAGATGCGATATTTTTAAGTTGCAAAGTAATTGAGTTTGGACCAATAAAATTTTTACTTGATATATATTTTTTTGGGTCATAATCATCTTTCCAAATCGTTTTCATATAAGAATTAATAACTTGATTTTGTTCTGGATATGAAATAGGATAGTTAGTTCCTTGAAGTCCGCATAATATATATTTAATAACTTTTCTTAAAGATGAAACTATAATTTGTGGTGTGTTAAATTTTGTTGTTGGTCCGATCTTATTATTATTAAGTTCAATTTCAATTTCATACATTTCTTGATTATTAAAAACATTAGATTCTTCAAGAGTATAAACGCGAATAATTTGTCCTCTATTTTCACGTCCATATCTATCTGGTCCTTTATTACCGAACTTTGTTATACTAATATCAACTATAAATGGATGATCTGGATGTTCAAAAGATACGCGATTTATAAAACGGAATTCTTTTTTTGATTTTCTCCAATTTTCAATAACGAAATTCTGAATATTTCTTTTTACCTTTTCTTCTGTTTGTAATGATACTCTAAAATTAAATTCATCGAAATCAATAGGATATATTCTTTCTTTATTTATAACGCCTATTTTTTTATGAATAAAATCAATTGACGCAGAATTTGAAGCATATAATTTTTTAATATCGTTACTTTTACACAATTCTTGGATAGTATGTAATCCTCTAATTTCTGTTCTTACATCAGACATTTTAAATTTTCCAGTTATATTATCAAGAAATTCACAGTTTACGCGTAAATAATATTGTCCGGTACTATCACCAATAAGTTTAAACCCATTAGACTTTATTTTTCTTATAACATTTTCATAATCATTTCGTGTTAATGTTTTTATTCCTTTCGTTCCAAATCTAACTTCTAATTCGTAGTTTAAATTAGAATTATAACTATATGGCTCAATATTATAATATGTTTTTACTAAATTATCTAACCGTTTTTGATATTGTGTTTGACTAATATTTTTTTGTTCAATTACTATTTGTTCTTCAAATTCTTCATTTTCAAATATTTCTTTAGGAGCTTCCTTTAGTAGTGGTTCATCTTCTACTATTTTCTGATTTTTACTTTGTTGTTTTTCGATTAATCGTTGCTTTAATCTTTTTAAAGTAATAAATTTATCACGAATGCTTAATGAATTTAACTGATTTTTTTGTTTTTCAGTTAGACTATTCCAAAATTGCATTAATTCAGGATTTGATAAATTTTTTAAAATTTCTATTTGAATATCTTTTGTAGGATATTTCAAAATTTTATTCTTTATTTCTTGTTCTTGATTTTTAAATATTTTATTTAAATTAGCATCACCATAGTCAATTATTTCACGTTCGCGTTCACCTTCTAAATTAGAAGATATATTTTTTGTAATAGAACTCATATTATATATAATAAGACATATTTTTAAATTACAGTTCAATTTTTTAATTTAAAAATATTTAATAATTGATTCATATAAATCATTTTTAGACTTGTTTTTTCCTGTATCTTTATTAATTGTTTCAATTGATAATTTAAGGCATATATTAATTAAGTCGTTTATTTTATATGATGTTAAAGATTTTATTGGTTTATCAATAATATCAAGTTTATATAAAGTAGTTCTAATATTATTAAGGATTTCTTCTGTAGCTAATTCAAACCCATATTTATTATAATATTTGTTTTGGGATTTTAGTTCATGAATAACATAAATTGTATTTGAATCATTTAATAATAATTCAAAATATGTTTTTTTATTTACATAAATTACATTAATATTTTCAATAGCACATAGCGACAACAATGTTTTAGGATTTATATTGTTATCATAAGCTAAGTTGCTTTCTATATTTGTTATAGTATCAAATTTGTACATTTTAATAATATTTTTATTTTGTCTTATATTTGATACTAAATTAATTTTTAATTGCTTAGCTATTAAGGTGTTTTTATTTGTCAACATTTCATATGTATCAATTCCATTTATCATAATATAAAAACACCAAAACAGACTGTCTTGCTCATTAGGAATAAATAATTTAGGTTTTTGAATAATTGGATTAGGTTTTTGAATAATTGGATTAGGTTTTTGAATATTTTGATTAGGTTTTTGAATAATTTGATTATTCTGTCTTATTATTTTTTGTATATTTTTTGTATCTAAAATATAATATTGTAATTGATTTAATACATCATTATATGATAACATATTTATTTATTATTTATTTGGTTATCTTTAATATCGTTAAAAAAATACATATTTTTATAATCCTCTTTTTGTTTTTCAACACTATTCAAAGTTATTTCTTGTTCGTTAACATATTTAATATAAATATTAAGTTCATTTATAATTTCTTCACTTAATTCTGATAGATTTATATGGATGCCATATTTATTTTCATTTAAAATTACGTCTTTGTGTGTTTTCATAATTCTTAAAATTTCGACTTGATTAAATTTATTCATGGTTTCAATTTTTTCACGTATATAATTAAGTTCACTTACCGAAAAAGTATTATTATCGTTAGTGGAAACAATGGCTTTCATTTAATAGATAAATTAAAATCTTTTTAAATTAATACTAAATATATTAATCTTCAATTACTATTTTTATTTTATTTTTTTTTGGATAAATTTCTTTTTCTTTAATAAGTTCACCAATAATTGAAATATATTTGTCATTTAGTTCAAATCTTTGACCAATAACTCTTACATTAATTGTGTCGCCTTCTTTAATTTCTGAAAAATGCGAGACTGAATAATGATGATCTTTTGCTATAAATATAACAACAGGCGATGGAATGTCATTGCTGCTTTCAGCACGTATTCCAGCTTTTGTAATATTTTTAGCAACACAAGATATTATCATCCCTTCAACTGGAAAGCAAATATCGCACTCAAAAACTACTTCAAATAAAACATTATTGCCGCGTTGAATAATTCCGCTAGAATATGAAATAATTTTGGATGAATTATATTTAACGTATCCTTCTACAACACAAGTTCCTTCATAATTATGTTTTATATTTTCTTCAATATTTTCTTTTAAATTATTACCAATTGTTGTAATAGTCAAAATAACTTTTCTAGTAATTAAACATCTGGAGTAGACAGATTGAACTTTATTTTCTCTCCTTTTTTTTTGTTGGATTTGTTTAGTTGCGCCTTCCATTATATATTATATATACAATCTTTTATGTATATTTAATATCAATTTTATTTATTTGTTTTTTAAACAAAAACTGTGTAAAGTTTGTGCCATATTGCCATTTCTGGTGTTAAAAACCATTTTTTATTTTCTCTCTTAATAGTATTAAAGAAACGTAAAATAAATTCTTGAATAATACATAACTCTACACTGCCTACAGCCTCACTAATAATATCCCCATTTACGTCCTTTATTATCTTTGTATTTTCATTAGTATATTTTATTTCGCCTATAATTTCATTCAATTTTTGAAGTGTTTTTACTTTGCTAGATTCATCACATCTAGCGCCTGTATCACGTTTTGAAAGTATGTCTTTTGTTTTAAAAACTAAATACCGATTTTTCTTTTCATATCCAATAAATCCAATTATATTATTATAATCGCCATTATTCATTGTTAAATAATCTTTTATTGATTTTGTTGTTGCTATTTCTCTTTGTTCCTCTGGATCTGCTTCAATCCATTTATTATTTTCATTTAATATCATTAACATTCTTTTATTTAATTTATACATAAAAAATACTATAAAATTATTTGTTGTAATGCTATTAATATAAAAGTATTCCTTTGCGAACCATTCAAAAGTTCCAGATTTTATATTATCTAATGAATATAAGTAGTTCATAACTTCTAATTTATCTTCAAATAAAAGTACCTCTATCATATGTGATACAAGATAATTAATAAGGTGTTCTTTTATTCCTGGGTAATCTATAGATATTTTTTTCATAACAATTCCACAATGTTTATACCAGTTATCATCGCCTCTAGGAACCTTTATTTTTTTAGAAAATTCACGACTAATATTAAAGTTTTCCTTCATTTCATCAATAATTTTTTTGCCTTTTAAACCCTCCGTTTCTTCATCAATAATAAATTTATTAAGATTTCTTTTGTCTATTACGTGTTTAACTATATCTTGTTTAATTTCAAAATTGATCATATTATGTTTATAATCAATAGGTACAGATCTATCAAAAATAGATGCATTATTATCTCTTAATTCTATAGGTTGAAATAAATAATATTCCCCAATATTTATTAATCTCCCATTTCTGCCATACTTATCTAAAATAAATTCATTCTCATCTTCTATTAATTGTGTTAAGCAAGAATATATTTGAATATAAGGATATTCCTTAGGAGTTCTTATTGATTTAAGTAATACATCTTTCTTGTAAAAGAAACTTTCTTTCATAAGCATTCGTATTCGCTGTAAAATTTTATCTGAATTAATAATAATATAATTTTCATTGTATGTATCTTCATTTAAATTATCAGGATCTATTATAGCGTTTGGTCTGCACGTATAATCACATTGTGCCATATAATCACACGCAGGTGAAAATGGCAAATCGCCAATATTAAAATTTTCCAAAATCATTCCATTAGATAACTCTTGAATAATTACTTCTTTAACATTTGAAGCCATTTTTTGTTGTGTAAAATTAGTTTGTTCATGATTAATAATACAATCCACTGCGGTTTCTTTTAAAACTCTTGAAACTTTACCAATTTGGATTGATTTGTACTCAGCAACACGATATACATATAAATCAGCTGCTTCTTCTTGATTATTTTCAAGAATTGTTCCATACATAAAAATTTCAACATTTCTTTTTTCAAATGGTAAATCTTTATGTGAAAAATTACGCACAGCACGACCTATAATTTGTTCAACCCGATTCATATTATACCAAGGGTCCAAAATATGTACTTGTCTAATATATTTTAAATCAATACCTTCTGAACCGGCTTTTGATATTAATACAACTTTAATTTTATTACCATATAAATTATCTTCACCTGTTAATCCCTTTACTTCAAAATCATTATTTGGCGACAATCTGGATTCACCAGTAATCATAGAATAACGTGCAGGCATAAATTTTTTTTTATCTTCTGGTTTTTTCATTGTTCTAACATCGACAATATCAGTTGGTTTATTTTTAAACAATGGTTTTATCCCTTGTTGACCGTATCTTGTAAATCCTAATTCTTCCAATGCGAGTGCCATAGGAATTAAACCACTGTCTAGGTATTGTGAATATATTAATATTATGCCTTCTGATACTTTACCTGTTTCATTATTAAAAATATTATCTATAACTGTTTTTATTTTCGAACTATAAGTCCCAATTAGTTCACGAGAAAATATTCTACCATACTTATCTAATGTAGTTTTTTTATATTCAAATTCGCCTTTTATTGGGGGGGTTTTTTCATCTACAAAATTCATCATTCTCTCTAAACCTGCTTTGCCTGTTAGTTGTCGTGGTTCAAATAACCCATCTGAACCACCTATTATTAATTCTTTATCATTAATAGTTTCACTATCTGTATCCTCAATAATAAATTTTCTTGAATTTTTTGTTTTAGGTAAATATATTGGTTCTTCTGATTCGGTTGATTCTTCAAGAGGTCCTGGAGATTCATCAGCATCTTCGTTTTCCTCTTGTGTATATTCTGAAAAGCTTGGGGACAACTCTTCAGACATTTTTTCTACAGGCATATCATCTAATATATTTTTTAAACCAGACATAGGATAAGAAATAATTAAAGCTTCTATTGGAGTTTGAAGCAATGTATAACCGAATGATTCCATATTTTCGAAATCAGGCATATTTCTTATAAGTCCAGTTTTTGTTGTGGTTTTAAAGCTTTTGTTTCTTAAATTATAAATAATGTATTTATAAGCGCAATACTGGCATTTACCACAATTTTTGCATCCGCCAATTTTTGTTAAATATAAACTTAAAATACGAGTTTTATCTGGTTGTTTAATTTTTTTTAAATTCATTTGATAAGATGGATATTTAATAGCAGGAAAAGTATTTTCTTTTGCGAATTCGTTAGGATAAATTCTATAAGGGAAAATATATGGATTTTCACCACGAACAAATGAAATATAACCTGTAGATTTTCTTATTAAAAGTTCAACCCCATTTTTTTTGAAATTTCCATATTTATCAAAAATATCTTTAACTTCAATACGTCCTCTTTTATCATTTGTATTCATTAAATTTAAGAGCCATATAATTTCTTTATAACTATTATACATTGGTGTAGCAGAGAGAAATAAAAATCTCATATTTTGTGCGGATTTAACAAGTATTTCAAGATTTATAGCAACCTTTTTATTCTCATTGTCATCAGTTTTACGAATATTATGAACCTCATCAATAACAATTAATCTATTATCAAATTCATTCCTAAGTTTTTTTATAATTCTACTATTTAGAACAATTTTTACATCTTTTAATATTTGGATTTTGGATTTTTCACCAGTTGTTTTTTTATTAATTGCATTATTTTTTTTTAAACTTTGTTTTTGTAATTCTTCTTCATAATTCATCACTTTAATTATATAGTTAGCAAATTGAACATATCCAAGAAATATATAATATGTATTAATTAAATTTTTAATTAGACTAATAACTTTCTCTCTAGACATTCCTTTCATATTTGTTGGATTAATTTCCTTAAGTAATTTATTTCCAGTGCAAGCTTTAATATTCCATATTCCATCAATTAGTTTTAGTTTTCTTTCATCGAACAATTGTAATTTAAAATTATCTTGAACGTTTTCAGAAGCAACTATTATAATTCTTTTGGTTATTCCCAGTTGTTTCATGTAATCTCTCATTTCTTCGCAAACACCTATAGCACTGCATGTTTTGCCTGAACCTAAACCATGATATAAAAGTAAACTACTATACGGGGTTTGAAATGACATAAAATTTTTTACAAATACTTGTTGTGGTTGCAATTCATAATCTGCTTTTGCTAAAATATCAGCTTGTTCTTTAATACTATCATGAATAGTTCCATCATATTTGGTATCATTAAATTCCTTTTTATTTGCAATTTTAATATTAAACTCTGTATCGTTAAGATTAGGATATAAGTATTCGTAATTTTTTGGATGTTCAGACAAATTTTCTCTTTCAATAAGCTCTTTTTTTAACAAGAATTTATTGCATTCTTTTGAATAAAAATTTTCATCTTTACAATTAATAGCTTTATATTCATTTTCAAGCATTTCTTTTGAACCATCTAACTCACTTGTGTATGAAGAAAATGATGATAAAGTTTTACTTGAATCTGCTACAGTTGATAATGAGGATGATTTTAATGTATCTTTTTTATTGTTTTCTAATAATAATGCTGGTTCTGATACAGAATTCTTTGTTTCTACACTTGATACTGAAGGTTCTGACGATTCTGTTGATTCTGACGATTTTATTATTAATGGTTTCCTCTTTTTTGTTGGTTCTGCCATAATACTATATATTATGAATATAATCTATATTCGTGTAATACTTTATTAATATTTGTAATTAATTGTTTTTTTTCTAAATTATATGGCCTTATAGATTGTAAACATTCATCAATTGTTTTCCATTCTAATTTGCTTACTTCTGATATTTGAAAATTATTTAGATACTCCTCTGTTTCATTCATGTATGCTAAAAAATATTTGTGTTTATATGATTTATAGTTAGTTCCTATAAATATTTCTTCAAACGGTAATATGTTTTCAATAATTTTAATTTTAGAAGAAGATATACCGGTTTCTTCTTCAAATTCTCTCAATGCGCAGTCTAAATCTTTTTCTTTATAATTTTTTCTACCTTTTGGAAACTCCCACTCAGTTTCTAACCAGTTTGTTGTGCTTTTATTTATAATATTTGTTAAATTTATAGTTTCATTATTAACAGTTACGCCATTTATAATTATATCCATTTTTTTATATGATGATAGTTCTTCATTTTTATATATATAATTGCTTGAATTACCCCACATTTCATTCCATAAAGAAATAAATGGCATTGATAAAATTTTTTCCTTTTCTATTATTGACATTTCATTTACGATATTCTGAATATGATAAATATTGTATGGCGAATACTTACCTCTAATAAAGTCAATGTATCCAAAGCTATCTTTGCGTCTTATCATGAGGAATTGTCTTTTATCTTGAGTATATCTAAAAACAATTATTCCGTAGCTTGTTATTGGCAATTTGCATTGATAAAATGAATGTCCATTTTTTCCACAATTATTACATGCATTTTGATTTTTATTCATACTTATTGTTAAATGTAATGTTAATTTTAAATATTATTTCATAATTTAATTAAATTTTTGACGTTTAAAATATAAAAAGGTAATAGCGATAAATATTAATGCCAAATTCATATTTAGACCCGAAGGTATGGGGGCCTCATTATTGGTTTTTTTTACATACTTTAGCTATGACTTATCCTAATCACCCCAACGCATTAACTAAAAAAAAGTATTACGAGTTTATTATTAATTTACCATTATTTCTTCCAGTTGAGGAATTTTCAACTGAATTTAGTATATTAATTGATAAATACCCAATAACTCCCTATTTGGATAATAGAGATTCTTTTATTCGTTGGACTCATTTCATTCATAATAAAATTAATGAAAAATTAGAAAAGCCAACAATAACTTTAAATGAATTTTTTGTAAAATATTATGATGAATATAAAACGGAAGGTGAAAAAAATTTTCAATATTATAAAAATAGAGAGAAAGTTATATATATAGGAATAATATTAATGATACTTTTTGTAATATATTATTTTTATGATATTTAGCTATAAATAAAAATATATTAATATTATATAATGAAGGATTTTAGTAGTTTGTGTACACCAGCTAAATTATACTTTGTAATTACTGTAATTAGCTCTGTTTTTACGTTGTTTAATGGAGTTTCAATTTTTGCCGTAATAGTTCAATTATTATTTGCGTTTATTTGGACATTCCTTTTATCATTTTTATGCGATAGAGGTCTTAAATTAATTTCGTGGGGTCTTGTTTTATTGCCATATATATTTATTGCATTAGCAATGTTTAATATTTATAAGAAATAATATTTTTATATCAAAATTAGAAAAATACAAACCAAGAGAATATATTTTACAAAATTTGACAATGAAAATATGTGAACAAAAATTAATTAAATTGATTTGTTATATTCTTTCAATAACATTTTAGGTTGTTTTATATAATAAATAGTTTGGCCTCCAGTAAATATTACTTTTCTTGAGTAATTACTAATACGTTATTATGAAAAGAAAATATAAAAATCATTATAAAATAAAGTGATAATAATTTAAACATTTTTTATAATATTATTTATTAATGAACTCAATAAATTTACTAGAAAACAATACAAATGTAAATATAAAATTATTTATATTAGACCCGTTGTCTGTTATAATTAAACTCGCAATTATTGGAAATAAACCGGTAGGAACTAAAATATTAATTAAAAATAATGTAATATATTTACAAGAACCAGGTCCTTTTCAAGCCTTATGTAGAATTTATAATAAATCAAATAAAACAGATTTACAGTTTCTTTATAATCCTATTCAATTAGCATGCATAACATTTTTATCAAAAGAAAGTATTATAAAAATGCCTAGACTAAAAGAATTGTTTTCGTGTGCGCAAAATGGTATAAAAAAATTAATAGAAACATATAAGAATTCATCTATTGTTAGTCTTTGTTTAAATTATTATTACATAATAATAATAAATCATATTGAACAAAAATATAATGATACAATTTTTTTAAAAGATACTTTAACAAACTTTTATTCAAAAGAGTTAGTTGATGCGTTAAATAATCAATGGTCAAAAGAAAAAATAAAAGTAATTCTTGATTTAATTGCTTACTTAACAATGTCTTTAACAGAAAATAATGTTAAATCAATAGAAACAATTATGGAGAATAATGTTAAATCATTAGAAACAATTATGGACAATAATGATATGAATAGTCAAAATATAATTACTAATATATAAAATAATAAAATTATATTTTATGAAAATCAAATTTTGAAAATGCTTCCTTTTGTGCAATTATTCTTTTTTCCTTTTTTGCTTTTTCTAGAACAGCAATTGCTGCGGATAATTCATTATCGCTAACAACTTGATCATTATTTGTATCAATTAATGTATGGAGAATTCGGTATTTTGGTGGAACAATGCATAAGTGGCTTTCCTCATTAAATAAGTATTCAGATAAAATAGTAAATACTGCAGTCAGACCAAGTGAGGTATAAATGTCACGAGTACCCATCCACGCCATTGCGAATACTAATAATTGTTTGCTAACAAACCATTTCATATATTCCTCAGTTGATTTGCTAAATTGAATTGTGATGAATTTAGAACCAATATTAAGAAGTATCATAATTACACCAGCAAAAAACTTGCTATTATTTAAATACATTACATGATGATTCAAATATGAAATACTATTAAATAAAGGTGTAAAAATACTAGTTTGTCCTCCATATTTATTAACATGTTCATCAATGTTTGATGTGGATTTATTTGATTTGTTAGAGGTCATTATATTAAAATAATATATTATTATAATAATGAAATTAATAAATAAAAAAATAAATAGAATATTTTATATAAAATTATTATTTATATTATTATTATCAGTAAGCATTTTTAGTATATTTAAAATGTCTAGCGTATATGAACCTTTTAGTTTTAAAAAAATGACATCATCAATTTCAAAAGGTGTGTCAAAAACTACATCATCAATTTCAAAAGGAGTAAATGTTGTTGTCGATAAAACGCAAGATGTAGCAAATCAAGCAGCTAAAGATACACAACGTGCAGCTGAAGAAGCAGCTAAAAAAGCACAACGTGTAGCTGAAGAGACACAACGCGTAGCTGAAGAAGCAGCTAAAGAAGCACAACGTGCAGCTGAAGAAGCAGCTAAAAAAGCACAACGTGCAGCTGAAGAAGCAGCTAAAGAAGTACAACGTGCAGCTGAAAAAGCAGCTAAAGAAGCACAACGTCTAGCTGAAGAAGCGTTAGAATTAGCAAATATAACTAAAATAATTAATGATATAATAAATTTGTTTAAAAAAGTATTTGGTTCATTTAATATTATAAAAGATGGTGTTAATTATTTGAAAAAAACAAGCTCACAATTTAGACATGAAATAAATGTTATAGGAAATACATTGCAACAAATACCACAAACATTTGAAAATAAGTTGAAATTTAATTAAAAAATTATTATATAAAACATTTATATAATAATGAAATTATTTAAGTTATATAAATACAATATATATATATTTATTTTATTAGGTATAATAGTTATTAATTTACTGATAAATTATCCACAAAAATATAAAGAAGGGCTTACTATTCCTGGTTTAGATGAAATGGTAAACGGATTAGAAGAGGTTTCAGATATTGCTAAAAAAATACCAAAAGATATATCAGACATAAAAGATGATATTAATGGAGGATTAAATACTGTAAAAAATGCTACAAATAAAATAACTAACGAAATAGATAATAAACTTGCCAATTTTTTAAAAGAAGTTGAAAATTTAGTAGTTAAAAAAATTAAAAGTTTTTTTACACAATTTGGTGATATTTTATATAAAGGGTTGATTAATCCTATTGTTATTTTATTTGAAGGAATTGGAAGTATATTTACATTTATATTTGAGATATTAAAAGAAATAATAAATAAAATTATATCATTGCCTAATTGCATTATAATTTATGTTATATCATCATTAATTGATATTTTTTATAATATTTATGCCAGTATAATACCCAAATTCATAAGAACTAATTTAGAATATATAATTAACCCTCCGTTAGATTGGTTTTTAAACATAATAGGGTATACAAATGCGAGACATAATTGTTATAAATTTGAGGTAAATAAAAAGATAGATAAAATGGAAGATAATTTTGACGAAATTAATAAAGTATTTAAAAATGATTTTGGTAGATTGAATTTTAATGACATAAAATTATAATTTATAAGGGTAATTTAATAATTTAGTTTATAACTATAATAATATATATATTATAGTATTATGATTATTAAATTTGATAATACTTTTATAAAAATAATGAAAAAATGGATTAATGACGAATTTTATTTTAATAATGATTTAAGTAATTTACATTTAGTTTTAAATAATTTAAAAGAATGTGATAAAATGTTTTTTTCAAAAATACAACAATTAGGTATTAATGATAGAAATTCTATTTTTATAAATAAATTTCATTCTTTTATTGATAATGACACTAATAATGAATTTTTAAATAATTATTATGAATTTATTAAAATATATATAAAACCTTTATTTTCTAATGAAGAAAAATTAGTAATACAAAAAACACCCAATTTAAGGCTTAGTTTTCCAAATTTAACTGCAATAGGTTTAAAAATTGATGATCCTAAAAATATAGTAGGATTGCATAAAGATTCTGATTTTGGACATCATTGCGAAGAGATAAATTTTATTATACCTATTACAAAAATGTATGATACTAATAGTATATATTATGAACCTACAATTAATTCAAATCTAAGTTATGATAAATATTTAAATTTAAAATTAAATACAGATGAAATTTTGATGGAAATATTTAATCAGAAATTACATTATAATAAAATAAATGATACAGATAAAACTCGTATAAGCTTTGATTTTAGAGTTATACCTTATTCAAAATATATGGAAAATTTACAATATTTTACAAATACAAAATTTGATTTAGGTAAATATTATATTGTTGTGTAAGTATTTGGCATATAATCAACCAATAAATTATTATTTAATAAAATATGAGACCCAATAAAAATATTTCTACTAGCATGATGTGCTGATGGAAAACTTAAAGGGAAATCTTCGTGATTTGGTTGTGTTTTTAACATATAAACATATTTAAAATTTTTAGATAATTCATTATATACAAATTGTCGTCCTGGTCGACAACCATAACCATAATGTCCTTGAGTTGGTGAGTTGTGTTCAAATAATATATTAATAGTATCATCATTTGTTCCATTTGTCACCGTAGAAATTATTAAATATTCTTTACATATTTTTGATAAATTTTTTATAGCAATATCAGGTTTTGTTAAATGATATAATGTACCATAACAAAAAATAATATCAAATATTTTATCATCAGGTAAGATTTCATTAAGGTCCCAATTATTATATGGTATTTCTTTATTTATTGTTTTTAATAAAAAATTTATATTTTCTATTCTAGAATCATTTAAAGTTACGTTAGCATTTAAACTTAATAAACATTGTGTTATATTACCTATTCCACCACATCCTGTTTCTAACACATTTTTATTGTTTAAATTTAAATTTAAAGATTTAAAATGTTTTATTCGTGCTAAATTTAAATTAACTGATTCTTTATTATTAAACGCTTGAAAAATCATATAATATAATATTAATTTGATAATATTATATTAATTTGAACTAATTATTGTCATATATATTTACTTATGGGCGAAAAGCCTAAAATTAAACTGATATCTCTCATCTTAGTTATTTTCCGCAGATGACAACTGTTTATCCAGAGAATTACAAAGATTCTAATAATATTATATTGAGCCAAATTCTTCCTGGAATTGCTTAAAGAATATTATTTTATCTAAGTTTAGTCTATCTTTGGTTTTACTTTAGTTTAGTTTTAGCCAGGACCTAAATCATGACAATTACACCTACCAAAAAGAAAATGAGACAAACTTTCTATAAAAAATAAAAAATTGATAAATTCCTTTTTTATGTGAATCAATCGTTAGATTGAAATAAAATAATTATTATACAATATATAATATATAATGGATGAATATTTTAAAATATTAAAAATAAACGAAAATATTACTAATGTTAAATTAGACATTGGGTTATCATATAGCGCACCAATTTCCCAAAGTTGGCTTGAAAATGAAGATAATTTATTAGTTATTGGATTTGAACCAAACCCAAATTCGGTTTTTAATATTTTATCAAAAAATATTATTAAAAGAGTTCCTAACCATGGAAAACCTATTCAAAATGAATATATAAATAATAGGTTTTTTATATTTCCAATAGCATTATCATCAAATATTGATAATCCGTGTCAAATGATATTTTATGAAACCCAAAACGACATTGGGTGTTCCAGCTTATATAAACCAATAGACAATAATCTAGGAACATTTAAAACTCAACATTTAGTGCCTGTTTATTCTTTAAAACATTTTTTCGACTTATTTCCATTTGATAGATTTGAATATATAGATTATATTAAAATTGATGCTCAAGGTTCTGATTTCGATATAATTAAAGGAGCAGGTAATTATTTAAAAGAACGTGTTGTTTATATAACGGCAGAACCAGAAAATAGACAATATGACGGTTGTCTCCATAATACTTGTGAAAATATGGAAAAATATTTAATTACACAAGATTTTATTAGAATAAACCACCCGAATACGAGTGATCCAACATTTATAAATAAAAATTTTTTATATTTAAAGGATAAAATATATATAAACCAATTATAATTATATTATTTTATAAGGATTTGGACCAATTACAATTTCTTCTTCAACAGAAGAAATTATTGAATAATTTATTTCTTTAATTAAATCATTAATCATTTCCTCTGTAACGTTGCACTGTCTCATATTTATAATGTTCCATTCCATTTGAATAATTGGTTTATATTTTTCAATAACTTTGCGCCCACCCTTTAATATATAATATTCATAACCTTCAGTATCTATTTTAATATAATCAATAGGAATATCATTAAAAAAATCATCAAGTGTAGTAGTATTTACATCAATTTGTTTAATATCCCTAAATCTTAAAGGATTGCTACCTAATGTATGAAATCCGTTATGACCAATTGATGTATTCATTTTACAAACTTCCTTTTTATCTGAAATTGCTAAATTGTAAGTATTTACATTATTAATATTATTAAGTTTTAAATTATCATTTAATAATTTAAATGTATCTGGGAATGGTTCAAAAGAATAAAATGTAGATAAAGGTAAATATTTAGCAAATAAAGAATATAAACCACTTTGAGCTCCTATATCAATAATATTATATTTCCCATTGTTATCAATATTATTAAAAAACTGTGCTAATGATAGTTGCTCCCATAAGGTACCGTTTTCTTGAAATGTAAATGGAGTTATTTGTAGTGTTTCATTCGTGACCTCAATTGGATATTCCTTAGAATCAAAATAAAAATATTTCATATATATATAAATAGAATAATTATTTTAAAAAATAAACGATATATATTATTAATGTTAAATTAGACGTTTGGTTGTCAATTTAATTAAATAAATTTTAATTAAATTTTAATTAAATTTTAATATTAATATCTAACAACAATTTAAAAATATTCATTATTATTATTCAATAATGAATATTACAGTAATAGGAATCGGAAAGTTGGGTTTAGGCTTTGCTTTATTATTGGAAAAAAACGGTTATAATGTATTAGGTGTTGATATTTTTGAAGATTATGTAAAAAATCTCAATAATAAAACTATAACTTTTTCAGAACCAGGGTATAATGAATTATTACAAAATTGTGTTAATTTTAAAGCAACAACATCATTTGAAGAAGGTGTTCATTTTTCAGATTTAATATTTATCATAGTTCAAACACCTAATTCTGGTGGAGAAAAGTTTTATGATCATAATATATTGTCAAATGTATTAGTAAAAATGAATAATTTACGATTAAAAAATAAAAATATAATTATTGGATGTACTATAATGCCAAAATATATAGATGACATTGGTTTGCAATTAATTTCTGATACTGAAAATTGTTATTTAAGTTACAATCCAGAATTTGTAGCACAAGGTGATATTATATCTGGTTTTGAAAATCCAGATATTATTTTAGTTGGAACAATAAATCCAATTATTGAAACATTATTAACACAAATTTATTTAAAGATGTCTAAAAAAAATCCTACATTTTGTTTTATGAAACCAATTGAAGCCGAAATAGTAAAAATTTCATTAAATGGTTTTATTACAACAAAACTTAGTTATGCAAATATGATTTCTGATTTATGCGACAATCTAAATGCAAATAAACAGATAGTTTTAAATGCTATTGGTAGCGATAGTAGAATAGGTAATAAATATTTTAGACCAGGTTATTCTTATGGAGGACCTTGTTTTCCAAGAGATACAAAAGCATTAAAACAATTAATGGATCAGAATGAAATAAATAGTAGTTTATTAGATTCTACTACTAAATACAATGAAGAACATATAATATTTCAAGCTAATCAAATGTTAAAAGAAAATAAAGACGTTTATTTATTCGAAAATGTTTGTTACAAAGAAAATACCAAAATTCCGTTAATTGAAGAATCGCCAAAATTAAAAATAGCAAAATATATTAAATTAAAAGGTAAAGATGTAATTATAAAAGATAACAAAGAAATTATTAATGAAGTTAAAAAGGAGTTTGGAACATTATTTAAATATGAAATGTCGCAAGAATTTGATAAACCATACACAAGCAACCAAATAATAATAAAAGATGAGACATATGATGAATTAATAAAAAAGGTATACAGTTTTTGGAATGAACGTCCTTGCAACATTAAGCATTCAAATAAAGAAATATGTACAAAGGAATATTTTGAAGAAGTAACAAAAAGAAAATATTTAGTTGAACCACATATTTTAGAATTTGCTGAATTTAATAAATATAATAATAAACATGTTTTAGAAGTTGGTTGTGGAATCGGAACAGCTGCTCAAACATTCATAGAAAACGGAGCAATATATACTGGTGTAGATTTATCTGATAAATCCATAAATATTGCTAAAAAAAGATTAGATGTTTTTGGTTTGAATGGTAATGTTTTTCAAGCAAATATTGAAGAATATGATGAATTGAATAAATATGATTTAGTCTATAGTTTTGGTGTATTACACCATACACCTAATCCAGAAATTGCTATTAAAAATTGTTGGAAAGCTTTAAAACCTGGAGGAGAATTTAAATTAATGATGTATGCTAAAAAATCATTAAAATATTTTGAAATTACAGAAGGGTTAGAACAATATGAAGCACAAAATAATGTTCCTATAGCAAATGTATATACTAACGAAGAAATTTATAATTTATTAAAAGATTTTAATAATATACAAATAAAACAAACTCATATTTTTCCTTACAAAATAGAAGAATATAAAAAATATATTTATGAAAAAAAAGAATATTTTAATTGTATGCCAGAATATTTATTTAAATATATTGAAAATAATTTAGGTTGGCATTTATGTGTAAAATGTATTAAATAAATATCTAATATAATGTTATGAATTATACTTTTCCAATTAGAGGTGATGGCTTTGGAGCACAATTTCAAACAATTATACAATCAATAGTTATTATTGAAACAGCCGGTGATAATTATGTGCATACCCCTATAGTATGTATGGAACATAATTACGATAAAGACCCTAATTTTTTATCTAAAGTTGAAGAATTAATGAATGTTAAAGATTATTATTTTATTAAGAATAATAAACCTATTGAACAGATTGTTTTTGGTAGTATTATAGGTAGATTTGAGGAAAATATTGATTATTATATTAGTTCCCAATCTATGACAAATTTAAAATTAATTTTTAGAAATAATAAAAAAAATTATTATGATAATTATATTAATAACATAAATGTTGCTGTTCATATTAGAAGACCCAATTGTTATGATAATAGGATAGAGGGTACAGATACGCCTGATTCATATTATATAGACATTATAAATAAAATTCGGGAAAAATATAAAAATTCAAATAAAAAACCAATTTTTCATATATATTCGCAAGGAAAAGAATGTGACTTTAATTCATATATTAATTACGATGTTATATTTCATATAAATAAAGATTTATTTAATACTTTTACAGAGCTTGTATATGCTGACATTTTAGTTATGTCAGCTAGTTCTTTCAGTTATTCAGCAGCATTACTAAGCGATGGAGAAATATATTATCATAATTTTTGGCATAAACCATCAATAAATTGGATAGTTTAATAAAATATAAAATAATATTTTATGAATTTTCAAAAAAAGTATATGGATTGCTAAATGATGATTTATCTGTTGGTTCAATATTATCTGATTGTGAACGGTCATTATAAAAAACAGGAATTTCATTTGAACGTTTTCCTCGTAAAATTGAACCTTCACGTTCAATTATATTAAAGCCTTCTCTTCCTCCAATTGTTTCACTTCTATTTACACGTACATTTTTTAGTTCTTCTTTTATATTTTTTGGTTCTTCTTTTATATTTTTTGGTTCTTCTTTTATATTTTTTGATTCTTCTTTAAATTCTTTATTATTAAGGGAATTATTTGAAGTTAACCCTTCCATAGTTGAAAAATTATTTTTATTGAACATAATTATTACAAATAATACTGAAATAATACCTAAATTTTTATTTGCATAGCTTATTGTTATAATAAATGCTATAAGAATAAATCTTCCTAAAGCAGTTTCAAATAATAAATTAAATAATTTAAATTGGCTTAATAAAACAATTAAAAATAAAATAGAAAAAACCCCTATATTATTTTTGCTTACACCCATAAACACCATTATATAAATAGTATTATATAAATATTTTATATAAATATAATTTTCAGACTGTTTTACAAATTATTATCTAAATTTTTAATAAGGTAATGTCTTTAGCAATGTTCGCCGCTCCATTTGATGATAATACAGATAATAATACAGACAATAATATAATGAATAAAAAAAGACACGCGCATAGAAGAACACAAAAAATGTACAATAAAGAGAATTTTGATACAAATAAAGTAAATTCTGTTTTGGAAAAGATTCATAATAATTTAGATAGTGATGATGATGATAAATATGAATTTAACCCTCCACCAAAAGCAGAATCAGCAGGTGTTCAAAAAACTATTCCAAAAAAACAAAATCAAGAAAATATGATGACAATGAATTCTAATAATGATTTAATATTTAGAACATTAGGAAGATCTCCGCAACCAAATTATGAAGGTACTGACACCTTAGATTTAAATGATTACCGCAATTATGGTGACAATAAAACGAATGAGGAGTACTATAAAAAAGTTATACCTGGTTATAATCCCCAAAAAAATTATGTAAATAATCCTCATACTACAACAAATTATAGTATACCCGAACCATCTAATAATGATGTATTGTTGCAAAAGTTAAATTATATGATTACTCTTCTTGAAGATCGCCAAGACGATAGAACAAATAACGTAACTGAAGAAGTTGTGCTTTATTCTTTTTTAGGAATTTTTATTATTTTTATTGCAGATACATTTGTTAGGGTTGGTAAATATGTAAGATAATAATAAAATAATAAAATATATGTAAAATTTAAGTAAGGAACAAAGAAAAAATAAATTGAGTTAGGTAAATATTGCAAAGATTTTTCAACAAATTAAATAATTCTAATTAAAATTAATTAACAATGAGTACCTTATTAGATTTAAAAGTAGGATAAGCAAAATTATAAAAAAAATATGCAGTTGGACTCATTATTATTGGGATTGTTTTTTGTTTTAAGTTATTAATTATAATAAAATTATCTGAAATATCTTCTATTGCTAAAAATCCAAAATAATTTTCATAAGAAATTTTCCAAAAACTTATTTTAAAACCTTGTATAAAAATATTATCAGTTGTATTAGATATAGTGCAAAAACAACTTAGTACCTCCTTTCCTTTTTCAATTTGAACACACGATTTTCTAAAAAAATATGAACAAATGATATTATCATTTTGAATTATAGCATAAATAAATATATTTTTGGTTTTAATAAGTTCAATAATGTTTGAAATTTCTGAATTAATTACAATATCAAACTTTTTGCTAGTTATTTTTATATAATTAAATAAAAAATGAAAATTTTGTTCATTAATTTCAATTAGCTTATATTCATCAAAAAGTTCATTAGGTTTTGTCCATTTATCAACTGGAAAGCCATATGTCGTATAAACACATAACGGAACAATTCCAGTTAGTTCATCTTCTCTCTTAAATAGGGAAATAACAATATTTTTATTAATATGTCTTTGATTATAATGATGCGTTTGTATTAATTGTTGAGCTATTCCTTTTTTTCTATATAAATTATCAACACATAAGTAATCAGCATAATAAGCACGAAAATTCGCATTTTTATCTGAATTGTTTATAACTACGTATAAAGGTCTTGATGTTATAGCACCAATTATTTTTGTGTCGGTTATAGTGGTGCCTGTTTTAACGTCTAACATAATATTTTCTTTATTGTAAAAAGATATGAATGATTTATCATTATTATTAGATAAATAAGGAACTATATTTTTATCTTGAGGAATAAATACATTATCTTTATTTTGAAGATAATTTGTTTTAATTAAATTTACGAATCTTTGAATTTGTAATGGCGTAATTTCTGTAAATACAAGTGTTTCTATATTTTTAAAATTGGTATATTTATTTTTTTCAGGTAGATAATCATTTATAATTCCAGGTGTTTTTAACATGTAAATTATATCATATATATGAAATACAGGCTGGTACACCCAAAATCCAAATTTACATTTTATATAAATATAAATTATACATATTATAAGTATACCAAAAAATGATATGTAAGAAATATAATCTAACATATCATTAACCCATTTTTTATTTTACTCATTTGAACATTATATAAAAATTTAAGACGGCTTGACAAAAATATATAAATATTGATATTCATAAGCACACTTAACTAAATCAATTTTTCCCTGAAGAATAAAACCGCAATCTTGAGCAGAATTTACAATTAAAGATGTATCTTCCATATATAATTTTTGTTTTTGTTTGCGAACTTTACCGTCATTAAATTTAAATTTTTCATCAAATGTAGCTAAATTGTTTTCCTTATCTAAATTAAAATTAGATGAATAAACAAAATCATTAAATGTTATTTTTGTGTTTGTAATTCTTTCTTTAGCGTATTTCTGTGGAGAAACTATATAAAATGGATTACCTGGAGGTAATATAGGATCAAACGATTCTCTATCAACAAGATGAACTATCAAATATCCACCAGGCATTAACCAATCCATACAATTATCAAAAAATAGTCTTTTATCTTTAAAATAATAAATAGTAAAGTATAAGCAAAGAATATGTGTAACTGAATTCATTTTTAACAAATTATTATCAAGAGCATCTCCTACTATAAAATTTCCATTTGGGTTATCTTCTTTAGATTTGTTTATCATTTCAGTTGATTTATCAATTCCGATAACATTTAAATTATTTTCCATCAATTTTGAAACATGATGACCAGTTCCACAACCAATATCAGCTATTATACTTGTTTCAGAAGGTGTAGTACTATTTATAATCTTACCAATTTCATAATCATTTTTAATTCCACTGTAAACTAAATAATCATAAATGCTAACATAAAAATTATCATATACTTCATCGCCTTCTTTATATAAAATCTTATCATTAATAACCATACCTTCCTTAATTGGAAGCATTGATTTAAAAAATACAATTGATATTAAAAGTAATGAAATAAAAACTAATATTTTTCCAAAATTAGATAATTTATTATAAAAATTAGTTATTGTTTTTAATGTTTTCATCTATATGTATTGTTATTATTTTTTTTGTGTGATTTTTAAATATATGTGTGAAATAGAAATTAATGATATAAGAAGTGCCAGTGATTTTAAAGGAATAACATTTTCAAAATTTAAAAAAACAGATGTAAAGAAAGAATTACTAAATAGTTTAATAAATTCAAAAATAGAACACGCGTGTTATTGGAGTGCTGAATTAATATGTTCAGGACATTATAGTGATCTGTGGGAGTTAATTTTGTATTTTTATACAAAACATGTTCATTTAGGTAATATTAAAATAGCAATTTATCTTGAATTTAGAATAAAATACTTTAAGGAAATAGTGCAAAATGGATACTTAGATAATGAATTAAGAATGCGGAACAACAAAAAAGTTAGAAGTTTATTTTGTGAAGTAATGTGTGTTTTATGTGATGCCCAACGTAAACATAGTTTTGATACTATTAAAATAAAAAAAGACGATTTTGATATGACACATTTAAGAGATAAATTTAAAGCTACTAGCAATAAATACGCTCAAAGTATATTTTTAGATGAAGACCCGAAAGAATTATTTCCATCAGTTAATGAATTTGCGTATAATATTTCAGAAGATTCAAAAAATATTATGGATGCGTGTTATTGGATTGAATGGATAATGGAGTTTGAATTAATTTGTAAAAATAAAAAGGAAAAAATATTTTGTGAGAGAAGAAATTTTTCAAAAGTTGACACAAAATTTCAGAAGGATATTATTTGGATTATTTGGGATTTATTTTTATTAGAATCCCAAAAGCGTTCAAAAATTGTAAAAAAAACAATGGATGCTCTTTTATCATTGTTTACATTAAGATATGTATCAGGTTGTCAAAAAAAAAGAAGAAATATCCTTTATTTTGCGATATCGTTATTATGCGAAAATTTTAAAAGTAATGAAACCATAATTAGAGAGTCACAACAAGAAATAGTCAGAAATATCCTTAATAAGATAGATTTAATTTATAAACAAATTAAGAAAAATGAAGAAAATCCTGGAACAGATTATTTATTTAAAGATGTAAAATCAATTAATCTTGAAAAAACAATTGAAAAGCTAGAAACAATGAACACCTTTGGTGAAAGTTTTATTCCACGTATATAAATTAGTTAAAAAGTAATTTATCAATTGTAGTTCTTACACAAAAAATTCTGTGTAAAATAATTCCTAATAAAAATAAAAAAATTAATGAACGTATTAAAGAAATTTTGAAAAATACAGAAATGAACCAAGAACCAATTATAGTCAATATTACATCAACTATTGCTATATTTAATAAACGATATGAATGTATTCCATTGTTAGGTACACCTAAAGCATTTTTGTATTTACACAAATTCATTAATATATAATATTAATATAATATATATGATAAGAACAAATAAAAAAAAAGGTGGAAAATTAAATAAAACGCGTAAAGTATTATCTAATAATAATTCTTTAAGTACTTTTCAAAAAGAAATTACAGTTGTATTTTTAGAAATACTTTTAATGGTTAAGTTGTTCCATTGGAAAACTAATAGTTATTCTACGCATAAGGCAACAGATGATTTGTATACAAAATTAAATGAGAATATTGATAGCTTTATTGAAGTACTTTTAGGAAAGTCAGGATATAGGACTAATTTAATGAGTCACAAAAATATTAAACTCTTAGATTTAAATTCTTCTGAAGCATTAAAGGAAAAGGTTCAAAGTTTTAAAACTTATTTAGTTAGTTTAAATAATAACAAAGCAATGAAGCAAATGGCAAATACTGATTTATATAATATTCGTGATACAATTTTAGGTGATTTAAACCAATTTTTATATTTGTTAACATTCAAATAAACTTATGCATTTATAATTAAAATAATATATATATTTTTATTATAATGGAAAATTCAACAAGTCCGCCATTTCAAACAAGTAATCCATCAGATAGTATTTATTCAACATCTGATAATAGTTCAGGGTTTTTTGATAGTTTTAAAAATATAAATGTCACGACTTGGATAATTATAATTTTAATTTTAGCATTTCTAGGTTTTAATATTTTTATTTATTTAGCTAAAGGAACTCAAGATATTACTAATTTTTTCTCTCCATTATTGGAAAAAATATTTGGAAAAACTGCTCATATATCTGGTCAAGTAGTTAATATATCAGCTGAAGGTGCAAAAGCTGTTGTAAGTGGAACAGCGACCGCAGTAAATACAGGGTTAAATTCTGTTCAAAATATAGTAGCACCAACTAGAAATCAAACTCAAACTATATTTCCTCCTCACGATGATTCACATCATGAAGAAGATGGATTGAACTCATTAATTAATAACTCTCAACAAGATAACGTTAATGATTATCACGCGAACGAAGCTAATAGTTCAATTAATTCATTTGGTAAATCTGGATGGTGTTATATTGGTGAAGATAGAGGTTATAGAAGTTGTACAAAGGTTGGAGTAAATGACCAATGTATGTCTGGAGACATTTTTCCAAGCCAAGAATTATGTATTAATCCTAATTTAAGAGCTTAAAAATAACAAAATATTTTAGTAATTTACGGTGTGTAATTATAAACTAAATAATATTGTGTTATAATATATGAATAATATAAATAATAATATAAATAAAAATGTTTTACTAGAAATTAAAAAGCCAAGCGTGTTTTATCCAATTATAATGGTAATTATATTTTTAATAATTGTTTTATTTTGTTTTTTATTTAAGGTAAAAAATCCATTTCAAAAAAAATTATACCTTTCGCAACAAGAAAAAAATGATAATGTATTTTTTGGTTTATTTTGTACTTTATTAATATCTACATTTTGCATTATTTTATTACCGAATTTTAAAGAAGTAAAAAAACTATTTGAGCAAATTAACGTAATATATGCAATTATTTATACTGTATTTTTTATTTTGTTTTTTTCGTCAATTTCACAAGATATAATTAACAATTATTCTAATATTATAGTTCCAATTATATTATTTATTGGCGCATTCATATTTTATAAAAGTACAACACAAAATTATAATGAAAATTTTAATATTAATTATGAAAGAATTAAATCAATTATATTATTATTTTGTTTAATTTCTATTTTTATTTTTTACAATAATATTGTTCAATCTCAACACAAATATACATATTCAACCCTAATATCAATGTTTGCTTTATTATTTGCTTTTTTATATTTGATAATTGTTTTAACAGTTCAAGACAAAGTTGTAGATATTAATAATGGTACAAAAACTAGCATTTTTGAAAAATTAATGGGTATGATATCTTATTACAGCGTTGCGTTTTTGATATTTATTGTAGTTGTTTCTATAGTAATTTCAAAATATCCTGGTGGGTTTTTTAATGATGCATATACAGCTGGTGCGTCCATTATTGTTTTATTGTTAATATGCATATTTTGGTCTATTATTATTGGTGTTATTCAATTTCCGGAAATGACAAATAACATAATCGCTAATGATAAAATTAAAATATTTAAACGTTCATTAGTAGCATTATTCAGTATTGTTATTTCAAGTTTAATTATTATTTGGGTTATGTATAATATTCAAAAATTGTCTGGAAATTTAAGCATTGTAAAATTTGTTTTAAATTTAATTATTGTCATAATAATTCTAGGATTTATATATAAAATAATAAATATACAAAATCAGACTGGTAATTTAAATAAAAATAATCTTTTTATGCCATTACAGTTATTTAGCAGTGGATTTGATAAAATTGGAAAAATTATATTAGGTCAATATAATTCAACTTCATCAAGTTCATTAATTATTTTTATATTAACTATTTTACTAATATTTGCTTCATATAAAACACCAGATGCAATTAATAAAATGAATATTCAAGGAGGTAAACAATTAGTAAATAAACCTGTTTACACAGATACGCAATATTTATTAGGAAACTATTTGGAATTAAACGGAAGTGATAAAAATGATTATACGTATGCGATTTCATTTTGGATTTTTATAGATGCGATGCCACCAAATACAAATTCATCTTATAAAAATTATACATCATTATTAAATTTTGGGGATACACCGAATGTTTTATATAATGGAGCTACTAATACATTAATGATAACAATGAAACAAAAAAATTTGAATAAATACAATAATAGTAAACTTATTGATTTTGATGAAAATGATAACAGAATTATTTATGAAAAAAATAATATGCTTTTGCAGAAATGGAATAATGTAATAATAAATTATAGTGGAGGCGTGATTGATGTGTTTTTAAATGGTGAATTGGTTAAATCTGTTATTGAAGTTGTGCCGTATCATACAATAGAAAATTTAACTATTGGACAAAAAAACGGTATTAAAGGAGGAATATGTAATGTCGTTTATTTTAGAAATATATTAACTGCTACAAATATTTATTATTTGTATAATATGGTAAAACATAAATCACCGCCGGTTCTTAATGATTCAAACGAAACAATATTAAATTAGAAGTATACATTTGAGTTTTACAGATATAAGTATTTTATTTATTTAATTAAATAAATAAAAATAGAAAATTCTAAGTCTATAATATATAATGAATTATTTAAGTATATTTAGTATAATAATAGTAGTTGTTCTTGTATTAATGTTATTACGATATTTTTTCGTTTCTCCTTATAATCAAGGCAGTACTTCTTTAGTATCATTAATGTTTATAATAATGTTAATTGTTCTTGTCTTTTTTATAATAAGATATGCGGCTTCGGATCCATATACACTTTTAAGTCTTCAGGACGGAAAAACAACAAGCGTTATTAGTGCGTCATCATTGTCTACAAACGGAACAGGTGTGCCTTCTAGCAATTTTGCTTATTCAGTATGGTTTTATATTAATGATTGGAATTATCGTTATGGAGAAGATAAGGTAATTTTTGGAAGAATGGGTTCAAATAGTCTCCCCAACAAGGGTTCTATTAGTGGCATAAACGGTGTAGACCCTTGTCCTGCTGTTATTTTAGGTGCTGTTGAAAATAATATTAATGTTACTTTAGGATGTTTTCCTGGTGCTGATGAACAACCTACAACAGCTGGTGGAAATACTATTATTCATACATGCAATGTATCTAATATTCCTATTCAAAAATGGGTTAATTTAGCAGTTAGTGTTTATGGAAGGTCAATGGACATTTATATTAATGGTAAATTAGTTAGAACTTGTTTATTGCCTGGTGTTGCTAGTGTAAATAATAATTCTAATATTTATGTTACTCCATTAGGAGGTTTTGATGGATTTACCTCTAAATTTCAATATTTTCCTAATTCTATTAATCCTCAAGAAGCATGGGATATTTATACACAAGGATACGGGGGATCTGGTTTTGGTTTAATGTCATTTTTAAATGATTATGGTGTTAAAATATCTTTAGAAGAAAATGGTGTATCTAAAGGAGATATATCATTTTAATTAAACAATTATTTTAATTAAACAATCTGTTTATTTTTCTTATTTATTTAATATATAATGAGTGAAAACGGAATATTCAATTTATTTACATCAAAAAATGATAATTATGGAAATAAAACGTTTTTAGATACAAATAATTTTATATCAAAAGTAGCATTTTTATTGCTAGTAATTTTTATATTTATAATGGTATTACGTATAGGAATTGTTATTATGACTTATTTTTTAGAAAACAATAAATCCCCACATCTTATGGATGGAATGGTTAATGCTTCTCAAATGCTTATTTATAAACAAGACCCAAATGAAAGTGGTTCTAAAACTATTTATAGGTCAAATAATGCAACTGACGGAATTGAATTTACTTGGTCTGTATGGATATTAATAAACAACTTAACTTCCAGAAATACGGAAAGTTATAAACATATTTTTAGTAAAGGAAATAGTAACATACAAGAAAATGGATTAATATATCCAAATAATGCTCCTGGATTATATATTGCTCCAAATACTAATACTCTCGTGGTTATGATGAATACATTTAACGTTATTAACGAGGAAATCACAATTCCTAATATACCAATAAATAAATGGGTAAATGTTATCATTAGATGTAAAAATACTACATTTGATGTATATGTTAATGGAACAATTTCAAGAAGTATTAATTTAGTAGGTGTACCTAAACAAAATTATGGCGATGTCTATGTAGCTATGAATGGAGGTTTTGATGGTTACATTTCCAACTTATGGTATTATAATTATTCTTTAGGAACAGCCGCTATACAATCAATCGCTGAAAATGGTCCTAATACTAAATTAATTGGTTCAACTGGTGTCAATGATAAATACCGTGATTACTTATCATTAAGGTGGTTCTTCTATGGTGCGGGAGATACATATAACCCTTATGATAATTTCGGAAACTATCCTTTTAAGAATATTTAATTATTATAAAATTTAAATATAAACTATGTTATAATAATAAATGTCAACTTATAATTATAATCTTCAAAGAGTATTATCACGAGTTCAAAATAACTGCATCTATGGTTTCCCTTCAGGTACATTAACAAAAAAATTGGCTTCTCCTGCTAAAACTATTTATGATGAAAGGTTAATATATAAAGGTAATATTTTACAGTATAAAATAAATAGTTCTCAACTAACAAAAAAACAAAAGTACACACAATTAGCTAAAGGTTTAGGCCCAAATAGAACTAATGTATTTGCAACCCAAAGTCAAACATATACTAATCCTAACACAACAGGATTGTTGCGTGTTAATTATGATACATTTACATTTCCGAATCAATTAGTGGGAAAACCTAATAACATTTCTGGACCATATCAATATATGATATCTAATCCGTTTTATTGTTCTAATAATTCAATACAAGATGGAGGAAATTTAATATGCGGAACTTATGCGAATCCGTGTACAGGTGAAATTATTAAAAAAGACCCCCCAAATCCATTATGTTATCCAACATATTTTTCAGATGTTCCAGGTCGTGCCATTGATTTATGTTGGTATCCAAATATACAAACTTGGTTTCCAAGACAAAGATATTTTATGAATAATAGCACAAATAAATTTCCACAAGGATATAAAGGATTTATTAGCGCTATTAGACCAATAGCACCTACATTAAAAATAGATAGTTATACTAATACTAGCATAACGCTTTCGTGGTCTGAAGTAAATAATAATAGTTGTCTTCCTATTTCAAGCTATCATATTCATCAGGATAGCGTGTTAATTAATACAGTTCCATATACAACAACAAATATAACTATTAGCAATTTATCTTCTGGAACATATACTTTTTATGTTATAGCTTTAAGCACAAATATACCATCGTTATCATCTAATAATGTATCTCAAACTATTTAGCATGTTCTATAAGTTTTTTAATAATATATATAAATGAGATTGGAAATATTTGTATTAGGATTAACAGCTTTTTTTATATATAATGCGTATACTGATGGCAAATATACAAAAATGTTAATGTCATTTAAAAAATATTACAAAATGATTTTTTATGCTTTACTTGGAGTAGGTATATATATATTATTAAAAAGAAATCCAGAACAAGGAAAAAAGATGTTATTATATGCGAACAATGTAGTTAAGTTTATGCCAATTGACAAAACATCAATGGATATGTTAAGTCCACTAATAGATTTTACGTCTAAAAATGAAACAGATAACCAATGTTTTATGGAATCTTTTAATGGAATAAATCCTTCTCAATTAGGTCATGGTTTTAATAGTGAGGAGAGAATAATAAATTCTGGTAAAAATGGTATAAAACGTTCTGTAAGTGAAACAAAAAAGAAATATGTTGCCTCAAGTCAAGATTGGAAATGTGGGCACTGCAAATCTCAATTAGACCATACATTCGAAATTGATCATAAACTACGTTTAGAATATGGAGGTGGAAATGATGTCCAAAATTTAATAGCGTTATGTAGAAATTGCCACGGTAAAAAGACCGCTAGCGAAAATATGTAATATGTTCTTAAATAAATTTTAATTATTTGTAAATATATAATAATTAAAATAAATTAATAGTATAATGGCTTGTACCCGAGATTCAAGTTATCAAAATCCCAGAGCAACAGAACCGAATACAATTATTAATTCAACCAATAATGTTAATTATGTAAATTGTCAATTATCTAACGGATTTTATCCTAATTTTGGACCAAAAATAAATACATTATTTGTATCATCAAGTAGCGAAAGTAAATATTCCCTTGTTTATATTAATGGGTCTAATTTTTTGCCTCCGTGTTATGGAACAACATATGTAAATTTTGGTTCATATACTAATTTACCTATAATATTTTACAACTCATTTACTATTTCTTTTGTAGTTCCAATAAAAGCTGTTGCAGGTAATTACAGTGTTATTGTTGTTAATATATATAATAATAATTTTAGCCCATCAGTTAAACAAAGTTATCCAGGAAATCTGAATTATTCAAATTCATTAATATACACAATTACTTAGTTATATTTTTATTCTATCATCATATTTGTATGAAATAATTCATTAATTACTTTATCCGCTAAACTAATAAAATCGTCATTACAAAGAGTTAATGTTGTACCGTGAGCCATAGCAAGTACTAATTGGGATTTTATAAAATTATTGCTTGGGCGTATTCCAATGTCAGCAATTTCAGAATTATTTAAATAATCCTTAAGATTTGATATAAATTTATATATTTGCGCTTGGTTTGCCTTTTTAGAGTTATTAATTGTTTCCTCAATAATTTCAGATGTTATTTTAATTATACTTTCATAATGTGCTTTAGATATTTTTTCAAGAATGCCAGGAGGGTCTATAATTCCTGAATTCAACAGTTTTATAGCTGTTTCTCTCGAAGGTGTATAAAAAAATTGTGTTAGTATATCAAATAATAGATCTTTATATTTTGGTTCTATTTTATATATAATACCAAAATCAATAACTCCAATTTTATATGGATATTTATTATCATTATTATCTTTAATGAATAATATATTACCTCCGTGTAAATCGCCATGCACTAATCCATGAATAATTGTTGTAACAAATCCGAATTTTAAAATTTGTTTTGCAAAACCTTCATAATCTTCTTGCTTAATTTGTTTAATTTTAATTCCATCAATGCATTCCATCAAAATAATATTTGGGTAGACTTTAGTTACTGCTTTATTTGCTAAAGGAATTTTTATATATTTTAAATTTTTGCAATTATCTTTCATTTTATTCATATTTTCAACTTCTTCTAAAAAATTTGTTTGGTTTTTAATTTTCAATATTTTTGTTTACTATTTCGGAAAGTTGATATTTGTGAATTAAAGGAATAAATGATAAAATGTACATAAATGTTTTAAGTTTTTCAATTCCATCATTAATAGTAATATCTATATTTTTCCTTTTTATTTTAATAATCATTGGTTTATTTGTTTCTTTTTCATATACCTTAAATACAAGTGAAATCATACCAGAATTAATAGGAATTTCGTAACCAAATTTTAAATAAAGATTATATTTATCAATAATTTCAATAATATCTGATAAATCAAAATCATTATAACTCCATGGAACATTGTCTGTGAATTGTAATAATCTGTCATTAATTGTACAATCAATTAAATTGTTATTTAAAGAAAATGCCTGGAATATTTTTACATATAACATATTACTTGAAGCAAGGCGACGTGTAATTTGGTCAATAAATTTAGAATAATCTTTAAATATATTATACATTATCAATTCTGAAGCAATAATAAAAAATACATTAAATATAAAACAAATCTCTTTTATTATTTTTGTCATTTTATTATATAATTCTGAAGCAATAAAATAAAACACAATAAATATTAAACAAATCTCTTTTATTATTTTTGTCATTTTATTATATTATTATATTTTCTATAAATTGTTTACACGTTTAAACATTTTATGTAAAATTGTACCTATCATTTTTTCTGTTAAAATTGGAATATTCATTAATGGGTCAAATATAATATTATTAATCATTTTAACTTTATGGGGCGTAATTGTATAAAAACTATTTATTAATTCTTTTATAATTATTAATTCTGCTTCTTCTGGAATTCCTTTAGGCTTATTATTTTTTATTGTGGTAGATTTAAATATAATATTTTTGTCTTCAATATTTTTTTTCAAATGAATAAACAAAAATTTTTGTGATAATCCTAAGTCTTCGAAAAAGTGTTTCAATAAAAGAGTTGCTATAATTTCATTATCATTTAATTTTTGTATATTAACATTTTCATAAATATCTGGATTTAATTCATAAATAAGTTGAATTAAATTAAAATCTATTATTTTAGATACATTAATATTATTATTTTCAATAGTAAATTCAATTGTATACTGATTTTTTTTTAAACTTGAGAATTTAAAATCATCTTTTATAAATAAATCAACTTCTAAATCCATTTATTATACAAATAAATAATAAATGAATTAATTAAACGATAAACAAATAAATATATAATTTAATACAAGGCATCTTTATACATTTTTAACACTTTAACTTTTTGTTCTTCATAATTACAAATAGGTTTTGGATACATTATATTTTTATATTTTTCGCATTCTGTATCCCAATTTAAAATATCTTTGATAGGTATATCTTTTAATTCTAAAACCCATTGCTTTATGTATTTACATTCTGGGTCATGTTCTTTTGCTTGAAGCCAAGGATTAAATATGCGCATATATTGCTGACTATCTGCGCCAGTTCCAGCTACCCATTGATAATTCCCATTATTACTCGCAGGATCATAATCAACTAATTTTCGGGCAAAATATTTTTCCCCTTCTCTCCAATCTATTAACAATGTTTTAATTAAAAATGATGCTGCAATTAAACGAGCTCTGTTGTGCATATATCCAGTAGTGTTTAATTGTATCATTCCTGCATCAACAATAGGAAACCCTGTTTTTCCGACGCACCATTTTTTAAACCAATTACTATTATGATGCCAACTTATATTATTATACTTTTGCTTCATAGAGTGTCCTAAAACATAAGGGAATGAATATAAAATGTTAGCATAAAATTCACGCCAAAATAGCTGTCTAATGAAAGCTTCGTTTTTTTTAAACGCATGATATACTTCCCTAACTGAAAGACAACCAAATTTAATATAAGCACTTAAATGTGTAGTAGGTTTATCTAGGTCATTATGATTTTTAATATAATTAGTTTGGGTTTTCAACGCTTTTTTTAATACTTTTAGGGCTTCATTTCTTCCTCCGTGCACTAAAACATTTGGATTTATATTTGTGAATTTATTCATAGCTTGTTCTAATGAAATTTTATTTGGAACAACTCCTTTATAAGTAGCGTAATGTATTTTTTTTTTGTTCTGCTGGCGGCATCACTTTAATTTTTAAACAAGTTTCATAATATGGTGTAAATTTTTGATATGGTTCACCGCTACCATTTACAATACTTCCTGGTTGATGCAAATAATAATCATAATCATAAACAAAATAAATATTTAAATGTTTACATAATTTTATTATTTGTTCATCTCTCTCTTTTGAATAAGGTGTAATGTCCAAATTAAAACAGACAACGTCAACATTAAATGCACGAATGCAATCTTCTATAACTTTATTATTATATCCATAAAATGTGTACAAAATCCCTCCTTTTTTCCTTATTTGGGATGACAAGTTTTCTAAACTTTCAATCATAAATTGAACAGAATTGTCAGATTTATATTTGTTGCCAGAACCGATCTGTTCTGGAGTAAAAATAAAAATTAAATATAGATTATTGCATATTGAATTTAATAAATTAAGCCCATTGTTATCAACTAATCTTAAATCTCGTCTAAAAATAAATAACCCATTTTCAAATTTTACAGTCATTTAATTATATATTAAAGTTTATAAAAAATAAGAACACATTTTACAAATAATCTTAAAGGCAAATATTTATTTTAACATTCCTAATATCGATTATTTAGATAACCTATATATTTTATTAGTTTGACAACTGCTTTAATCCAGACCAAAAATTATCGGAATTTTTTTTAACTTTCTCGGATTGTTGAGCATAGTAAAATGCTAAGGCGGCAGATTCTTCATCTTTTTGTTTATTTTCATTGAATAACTTGAACATAGATTCTTCCGCATTTAAAGGTGTTGTAGAAATAGAATCTCTATGGCGTTTATATTCTTCAATGTTTTTGAACTGTTGTGTTTTTTTATAGTCTTCGTCAGTAACTGGTATAACAGATTCTATATAAGCTTGCCGTAAATCAGTATATCCTATTCCATCGTTGCTGAATAGTGTATTCGAAGTAAAGTTGTTATCATATGCCATTAATGTTGAACCTCCAAAAGATGACGAACATTGGTCGCTTACACCTGTATATGATGTTAGCGTTTGAACTTGTTTTTTTCTTTTTTCAATTTCAGAAGCCATATTAGATTTTGACACATTTGGACAATAATAAATATCTTCATCAGATTTGAGCCAGCTTCCATATCCGGTTTCATTTGGATCTTCTAATTTATGGTTATCGAATTGATTGTTAAACCATTTATTAAAATTTTTTGGATCTTTTAGCTCTTTATTTGTATCAAATACTTTGTCTAAAATATTATTATCACTTGAATTAAAATATTCATTTGTATCCGAGTTTTTTTTAATAGTTTTATTTTGAAATTCATAAATTCCTTGCAACTTTTTATATGCTTTTGAAAAAAAAATAAAATATTTTTCATCTAACCGTGATTTATCAGGGTGTGTTTTTAAAACAGTTTTTTTACAAAATTTCATAACATCTTCACTTATGCACATATTTTTAATTCCAAAAAGTTTAAATAAATCTTCTCTTGAATAATTTTCAATATTTAAATCAATATTTGAATATAAGTTGTTATCGTATAAAACTGGAATATTTCTCTCTTCATCATTATTTCTAAATGGATTTAAATTCGCAAAAGGGTTGGTTGCGTTTTCGTTACCTGTATCCCTAATTTTAATTCCTCCTTTATGACAACTTGTCATAGAAATATTAGTATTTTGATTTGTTGTTCGTTGTTTATTTTTCATTATTAATTTAGTATTCTATTATTTTTAATATTAAATTAACTTATTTAATTTGTAAATGTAATCTCTATTAAGTTTACATTTACATACATAATTAGCGTTAAAATACCCAATAATTATATATTTATTATATTTAATACTAAGTATGTGTGGAATTTTTGGTGTTGTTTTAACTAATAATAATAATGAAAATGTATATGAATTAATAATTTCTGGATTAAAACAATTGCAAAATAGAGGGTATGATTCATCCGGGCTTTCTATTATTTCAAATGATAAAATAGAAGTTTATAAATATTCTTCTACAGTTAATGAAAATGCATTAGAAAAACTTGAAAAATTAAATTTAATAAAAAATGATGTTATTAAAATTGGAATTGGTCATAATAGATGGGCTACACATGGAATTAAAAATGATACAAATGCACATCCTCATTTATCAAATAATAAAAATTTTTCAATAGTTCACAATGGAATAATAGAAAACTATAATGAATTAAAACAACAATTAATAAAATGTGGTTATACATTTTATTCACAGACTGATACAGAAGTAATAGCAAATCTTATTGATTACAATTATAATAATAATATGATTGATGCTATAAAAAAATCAATTTATGACATGAGAGGAACATATGGGTTATTAATTCAAAGTTTGTATGAACCAAACAAATTATTTTGTGTTAGAAATGGTTCTCCATTATTAATTGGACAAAATGAAAATAGCGTTATTATTTCTTCAGAACAAATTGGCTTTTGTAATAGGGTCAACAATTATATAACACTAAATAATAATGACATCGCGACAATAGAGAAAACCGAAGATAATATATTGGTTACTACAAAAAATACATATATAAAAAAAGAATTAGAAATGTTAAATTATTCATTAACTTCTTTTCCATATAAGCATTGGACATTAAAAGAAATATACGAACAACCAAGCGTTGTTATGACTTCTATAAATAATGGAGGAAGAATTAAAAGTAATTCAGAAATAAAGTTAGGAGGATTAGAAAAATATGCAGATATTTTTAAAAAAACACAAAATATTATATTATTAGGTTGCGGGACATCCTATTTTGCGTGTTTATATGGTATGTATTTTTTTAAGAAAATTTGTAATTTTAATACAGTTCAGGTATTTGACGGAGCACAATTTAATTATTTTGATATACCAAAATATGGCAATACGGTTTTTATACTAGTATCCCAATCAGGAGAAACAAAAGATTTGCATAATTGTATAGAAATCGCAAAAAATAAAAATATAATAACAATTGGAATAATAAATGTTGTTGATTCTTTAATATCACGAGATGTAGATTGTGGAATTTATTGTAATGCTGGAAGAGAAGTTGGTGTTGCATCTACAAAATCGTTTACAAGTCAAGTAGTATGTTTATCGTTAGCTTCATTATGGTTTTCAAATTTACAAGGAATTAAGAATATAAAGAGAATTAAAATAATTGAAGATCTTCAAAACTTATCAAACGATATAACAAATACTTTAAACAATTGTAAAGAACAAGTTTAAAATTTATCCAAAAAAATTGTGGAAAATAATATGTTTATTTTAGGAAATGGTAGCGACGAATACATTGCTAAAGAGGGTTCGTTAAAAATTAAAGAGATATCCTATATACATTCAGAAGGTTATTCGTCTAGTTCATTAAAACACGGACCATTCGCATTGCTTGACGAAAAATTTCCAGTAATAATTTTAAATTTAGACAACCATTATCGTGATAAATCGTTAAATTGTTATCATGAAGTGTCTTCACGAAAATCGCCGATTATATTTATTACTAACGATAATTCTATTTACAATGAGTTAAATTGTGAAATTATTCTTATACCAGAAAATAAAACGTATGGTTCATTATTAGGAATTATACCACTACAATTATTAGCTTATTATTTATCTATTAATAAGGGAATTAACCCAGATACACCTAAAAATTTAGCAAAAGTGGTTACTGTTGAATAAAAATATTTACTAAATATCTAATGATACTATGTTGCTAGATGACTTATTACGTCGACCACTTCTTTTTGGCATATTACCTGATGTTTGCAAATCCTTAAGATCGCTTATACTTATTGTACTACTATCATTTATTTTTTCTGATTGTAGCGGTTCTTGAATATTAATATTCTTAGTTTTTAAACCAGAAAGAATATCAGAAATATCACTAGGACCATTCATTTCTGGCCTTTGTGGCTGTCTTCTACTTGTTCTATCTTGAAAATCAGGTCTTTCAAATTTATCTCTAAGATTAATTCCATCATCAACAAAATTACTACGGCTCATATTTAAATCAGGTCTTGAAAAATTATTATTTCCTGGTCTGTTCATTGGTGGAGGTTCTGAATTAGGTCCTTGAGTAGCCATTGGAGGTGGCGGACCTCTACTAGAATCATTCATCATTCCGCTCATAAATCCAGAAAATCCTGGATTTGAACCTGCCATTGTATTAACTGCTGCTGACTGGAATGAACGCATTAAGTCTGGGTTTTGTTTTAAAATATCATCCATACCTGGCATAGCGCTTTTAAACATAGTATTAGTCATATGAACCATCATAGCACTTCCGCCTAGTTGAAAAAGTAATTTCAATTCAGGCGCCATAGATGCTTTACTTTTATATTTTTCGTGTAATTCACCAAAAATCTCATCATAATCGTTAATATTTTCTTGTAGTTGTTCACTCCATCCATCTAATTTAATATCAAATGGATCAAATTTACTATTTAAAAATTCAAACCCATTTATAACAGCCATTAACATATTACCTTGAAATTTAACGGAGTTTTGTTTTGATTTTTCTTCCATGATAGTTTCATATTCACCCATCATTTCTTGTAGAGGAGCATCCATACTGTATTTTTTTGATAGCTCTACTCCTTTTTTTTCTAAGGCTTCAAGCTTTCTTAAATATTTAAACTTTTCTCTTAACATTTCATCCTTAGAAATTTTTGGTTCAATTGGTATTGGTTTGTCAGGATTTGATGACATACTGTTCATCTTACCATAACCATCCCATGTTTTTGTGTCAGTTTCAGTTTGTGAGGTAGATTGTCCTAAAGAATTATTCCCATAATTAACTGAATTAAGTTTAACATTTTGGCCATCATCAAAAGAGACACTTGGTTTACTAAATAAATCTGATTTAGGTTTAAAACTGCTATAAGGTGTCTCTTCAACTAAATCATTTAGTTCATTTTCTAAATTGTTTAGATCATCTAAATCTATATCACTTGTTAGTTTTTTTGTATCCTTAATTTTATCATTCATTAGCAACTCTAAACCTCCGCCAAAGTTTGTAGATTTCATATTATCACCAAATACGTCGTCATTCAATTCAAGTTCGGTAAGTTCCATTATATCAGACATTATATTTATTTATTAAATAGAACATTTAATTTTAAGTATTACGAATCATAAATTATATAAAAATATTCAAATAAAAATAATAAAATATTTAATATAATAAATTGTCAAATTATAATTATTAGTTAAATAATTAAATAATTAAGGGGATATAATTTTATTATTTATAAACCAAATGCCTTGCAAAAATGAATCTGATAAATCGTCCTTTTTTTTATGTTGATTAAAATAATTCACATGTTCTGTAAATCTAAAATCATTTGTTATCATTTCTAAACATTTTGATATACCAAGTTTCTTTCTATCACTGTATTTGATTTTATCTTTTGCTTCGCAATCTTTTAGTTTATTTGATGCTGAAATAAATTCTATGTGTTCAACAGTTATATTAGACATAATAAAATATTGAACAAGCATTCCCTGTATTGTTTTCATTTTTGTAGCAATTGGGCTAATTTGATTTTCAATAATAACATAATCTATTTTTTCTTCATTCTCAAATAATTTATTAAATTTATTTTAATGTGTAAACCTATATTGAACAAATCAACATCTTTTGCTTTTTTACTCTCAATTGGTTCAAAGTAATTTATATTAATATAATTGTTTATTAATTTTAATAAATCTATTTTTTTTGTTTTTTTTTCATATTTAATATTATAATTATCTGCTATTTCATACAGTTTTTGAATTTTTTGTTTATTTATAAATGTCATTTTTTGTTCCATTTTCGGAATATGTAATTCTTGTTTCTTAGAATGTTTTAAACAATAACATTTATTGTGTTTTTTAAATTTAGCTTGATTTTTGCATGATGTTTGATTGTCAATAAAAATACATTTAATATCGTTTTCTTCTTCAGATATGTTAATAATATCCCATTTATTTATCTTAAAATTATCATTGATTGTGCATTTTTCAAAAAGACAAAATGCTAAATTTTTTATACCTACATCAATACTTAAAATTTTCATTTGTATATTAAATAATATAAACTTATTATTATATTATTTATAGAGTAAATGTATATTACATATTAGGAAAGTTGTTTTGATAACTAGAAGGGTTTATATATGGTGAAACCAATCTAGAATTTAGTTGTTCTCTGCTTAAATATGGTGTTTTTAAATCACTATTACAGTATCCAAACCCAGGTTTACTTTTATCAAAAATACCTTTAAATTTATATGGAACATTATCAGAAGGTGTTTTGTTTGATTTTATGTGCGGGTCAAGACCTAATTCATAACACGTTTCCGTATTGTTATAATTCATAATTTGAACTCCGTTATTCTGTAAATATTGACGGTATGCCCAATTAGATTGAATACCTTCTTTAGTTTGTATTCTATTATTTATTACAGCGTCAGGCTGCCATTGGTTCCAGTTTCTTCCATCCGCCATTATTGCTGGAAAATTAAAATTATAATTATTACTTGCTGAATAACAATTTTCCCATCCATATTTTTTTGAATTATCATCGCTATAACAAGTTAAACTTGACATATTATATATTCTATAATTATAATATTTTTAACTTTTATTATTTATTTTATTAATCCTCAAGTAATTTAAGTATTTCTTGTTTTTTCATTTTAGTAGCATCTAAAGATAACCCTTTTTCAGAAACAATAGTTCTTAACTTATTTAAAGGCAGTTTCTTATAATCATGAGGTGTTTCTGAATTAACTTCTTCTAAGTTAATATTTATTGTTTTCAAACTACTATCAAACATTTTTGAATTTTCTATTTTTTCTTCACAAATGTCATTTATATTAGTTTCATAATGAAGTGATAATACATCTTCTACGAATCCTGAACTTAAGTTATAATTTTTGCTTGATAATGAGTTTGTTTCTGATAAGGTTTCGTCAAAATCTTCTAAATCACATATTTCTTCACAAGACACATCACAATTTTTAGTATTAGTTTCTTTACCAATATTTAATTTTAATATTTTAACATCATTATTATTATATTTTTCATCAAATAATTTATTATTATCCAATTCATCATCAGATAAATCATTTATATCATCTTCATCTTCATCTTCTGAGAATTCATCGTTAATTGTGATTTCATCATCAGATACTTCAATTAATTTTTTTTCTTCTTTAAAAATAAAATTATTATTTTGTTGTTCTAAAGGTTGATAATTCGTTCCACCTACAGGTGCGTTTGTCAATAAATAATTTATTTGCATTTTGACATTATTAACATCCTCTGCTAAAGTAGAAACAAGACTCAGCATTGACGCTATTTTGTGATTTTGGTCTCGAGTTTTACTTTCAAAATAATAAACAACACTCACAACTACAAGTAATAATGTTCCTAAAAACATTAAAAAATACGGATTAAATAAATCTGTTAAATAAGACATATATTACAAAAAGATTATATAAATTAATTATTTACTTAACGAATTATATTGAACTTAAAGTAAAAATATAAAATAAAATTACTAATATTTTTTATACTGTGTTCCAAAAATATAATCCAACCAATATTCACCATAGTTACATTTTAAATATTTATGATGTGTCAAATGATGTTCTCCTACTAAAAAAATACATCTTTTATCGTGCATCATAATTCCTCGTATATTTATAAAAATAATTGAAAATAGTAATTGATAAATATACAATTTATATAAATAAATAGCTAATAATAAACCTACGCTTGTTAAAGGTAACTCTAATATATGAATAGTATAATAATCATAATATTTTATGTTAAATTTTTTATGATGTATTTTATGAATATTATAATAAAAATACTTCGTATGAAGCAATCTGTGCAAAAAATAATACAAAATATCGTAATATAAAATATACAAAATAAATATTTTCATTATTAAATAATAAAAATATTTTTATATTCTTTATTTATTTTCATTTACTTCTTCAACAAATTTTTCAAGATTATTAACTTCAATGCTATCTTTAGGGTTTAAATTTGGAATATAATTGTAAAATTCTTTAAAACTCATAAAAAGAGATACTAAGAATTTATATGTTAATAAATTATGAACACCACTATCTTCTTTTATAAATAGTTCAATATTAGGGTTATTATAATCAATATCAAAAACTTTATCAAGTGTATTTTTCATATTATCTAATTTAGTAATTTTGTTAAAATTTCGCAAAAAATTTGCTAATTCGAAACCTTTGTTTGCTAAACTTTTAGTATAATTTTTTTTTAATTTTTCTGGAGATTTGCATAATAACATTGCAGAGGATAATAAACATAAATTGTAAAATTTATTAGAATTTAATGGGTAATCTTCAAATCGTTCACTTTCTTGACTGCTTAGAATATTTAATTTATTACCAACATTTATTCCGGTTGTTCGTGATAATCCTTTAATTTTATTCATAAAAATATTGCCTCCTTTTTTTAAATCTTCATTATTTGTTTTTTCTATTGATAATATGCCCATAAGGCTTAAGCATAAAATTTTATGTTCAGTTTTTATTTTAGGTGAACATTTAAAAATAAATTTATATCTATTTTCTGGCGGTGAGTCTTCTATTTCTTCTTTATAATAAGCAACATCACTTTTCAATTTATTATTGCGCATTTTTTCTTTGTTATAATCTACATATTTTGTGGCAGCTTTATTAGAAGATAATTTACTTTTTGTACTTGGTTCACTAGAACCTCCTTTTGTATCATCCCGTGCTGTATCATTTTTAGCCAATCGCAATCTATACGGTTTAAAGCCAATATTAATAGTACACGTTGATTTATCAAAATCACTTAAAATAGGAATTAATTTGCCATTATTATTTTTCTTTAATAATATTTGTGCACATTTCATATCGCAATGTTGGAATTGACATATTTCATATAATAAATCATTTACACAAAATATAGTTATTAAAATATCAGTTATACTGTTATATAACTTTTCCTCATCTTTTAAATTCATATTTTTTCTTGTTTCTTCATATACATAATTTTCGAATACATTATTCGCTTTATCAAACACCATAGTAATAGAATTTCCTTCTTTGTAAAACTCATTTGGATGTTCAATATTCATTATTTTATATATATTATATATTTCTTTCATAATATTTTGTTGCATTATCATCATTGTAAAAGAATCAAGTTTATACGCATCTACTTTTACATCCTCCAAAATAGTTCGTTTTGATAGTTCGATTGTTTGCTGCTTTATGACAAAGTCGTCACATATTCGTACAAGTTGTCTTGATTTACCAAGAGACGATGTTTTATTATTTAAACATTTTTGAAGACCTGATACATCTTGTTTACTTATATTTTCAATCATTTTTTGAAAAGTGCCCTTACTAAAATAAGTTCTACCACCACCTTTACGTTTATATGTATTATTTTTTTTACGTTTATATGTATTATTTTTTTTTGTTTTTTTAATACTCATTTATAATATCTAAATATTATTAAATTCTGCTTTTTTCAATTTTATCACGAATTAACATAAGTTCATCAACTACAACTGGCTCAGCACCCCTTACGTGATGGGTTAACTTGGCATTATGAGTAGCTAATAAAAGTTTTTTAAGTTCTTCATTTTGTGTAAACTTTGCATATTGTGCCTCGTATAATTCTTTATTACGCCTTTTTTCAAAAAAATCAGGATCAGCTTTTACCTGAACTGGTCTTAAAAGCTCCCCTTTATACTTTCCGGATTTACCTCCTGCTGACTTTGCCATTAAAGGGTCTTTTGATAATTCTGTACCAGAATCAATAGAAAAATTCAAATAAAAATCAGGATGTGTTTTCTTAAATTTAGAACCCTGATAATAATGTTCAACAGATGCCCAACGATGATTATCTAATGTGAATGGCTCAATCCAAAAATTTGACAATTTTTTACGCCATTGTGGTATTGTCGCTAATTCAGAATATTCTTTTAATCTATCATTAGGTATTTTCTCTCCATTACCTTTTCCAGGAAGTGGTTTATCTGTCGATTTAGAATAAAAATGAAAAATAACATTATCATCATATAATGATCTTAATTTACTTTCATTTATATCTTCATAACTAGCTTCTTTCATTATATGTTTTGTTTGTTCTGATTTAAATTTTTGAAAATCAGGAATTATAGCAAATGGTCCCGCATTTTTTTCCATACATTTTTCAACAACCATTTTTTTCACATCATATGGTATTTCCGCATACTTAAATATTTGTTTTTTTTTATATCCAATAAGTTTATAATGGTCCCCTGTATGTTCTACAATAATATAAAATTCTGGGGTAAATTTACCACGCATTTCTAATATAGAATCGTTCAAATGACCGCATTGTAACACATTTTTTATATCTCCTGCTTTATATAATTCACTAGACATAATAATAAATTTTACATTCAATATTCTCTCTAGAGTAGATATTGCCCACGTATCAGCCCAAAATTCACACTTCCGAATTTTACTCTTAAATGCATCAAGAGTTTCAACACCCTTCATAAATTTATATTCTTTAAGAATATTTGATGTGATTTTTTTTTCTTCAACAAGCTTATCATGCTCACTTTTTACTTTCTTGGCTTCAGTTGAAATTATTTTTTGTTCATTTCTATCAATAACATCAACAAATTTTTTTTTAATAACAAATATTGAGTTTCTAATTCTTTAATTTGATTTGTATCTTTTATTAAAGAGGCATTATACATATCATAATGTTCTTTATAACCTAAAAATATTGTTTCGTTTGCTTCATTCGATAGTTTATTTCTAAGTTTATTCACCGATGTTTGTTGAACAATACTTGAAAATGCGTCGCGTATAGTTGAAAATAAACAATCCCCACCACCTTCATTATCTATAATAGTATAATTATTATTTTTCATAAATTTTTCTACCCAAGTATCTTTTGGCGATTCATGATATTTTTCTCTTATATCTTTGGCCTGAGTTTTTGTTTCTTCTTTAAGTAAAGGAGGTAGTGGAACACCTTTTGTGATAATAAATATATCTTCCCTCTCTTTTGGAATTTCATAATATTCATTATATTCTACTTCTGCTACTTCATCATCTTCTTCATCATCTTTTTCTAAATTTTCTTCAACAAAAATATCTTCTTCATTATCAATTCTTCTTAGTGGGACATCTGGCTTTAAACGAAGTTTTTCTAAAAAATCTCTTTTTACAAATGAATATATAAGCGGATCTTCCATTTTTTCAATATCAATATTATTGTAATCATCTAAATATGACAAATAATCTGAAGCCTTTATTTCATAAAGACCTATTTGAATAACTTTATTATTATGTTTAACTAAATAAATAGGAAAATAAAGTATATTTTGGTCTTCAAATGTATTTTTTGCGTTTCCAATAGCAATAATTACATCAACATCTTTTATTTCTAATTGATACAAACTCGCCTCTGTTTTTAAATCTATAGCATCAACACTTTTAAGTTCTGGATAACTTACATCGCTATCTATCTTTGATAATACCATTTATATTTTATCATAATATTTTATATTTAATATAAATTAGATATAAAATAATATTACCATATAACGTACCTTTTCATAAATTTATCATTTTTCAGTTCATTCATATAAAACCACATATTTTTTCTTTTAAAAACAATATCATTATTATTTGTATTTAATTCAAAATTAATTAAAAATTTAACTATATTATCTTTATTCATTTTATTATTTTTTAATTCTTTTGCGATTCCATAATATTCGCATATCAATAATAATTCTTTAACTGTATTATTTTCTTTATATTGAATGAATTGAGAAAAAGCATCCCCATCATATAATTCTACATTTTCAATTTTAAGTAGAATGTCATATATATTTATTTCCCAATTTTCATTTTTATTTTCATTTTCTTCAAAAAAAAATGAAATATTTAATTTTTCTTGGTTTTCACACATTATTTATAATAAATATTGTATTTTTAAACCATTTTTAATTTAAACCGTTTGAATATTATTTATATTTTCCAAAATAAATTACATATCAATTAAATCCATAAACTTAAATAATGTTTTTGTAGTTAAACTTTTATAATCTTTAACCTTGCTATTAGCAATTTTTTCAACAATTTCACTAATAGTACAACCTTCAATTAACAAGCCATTCATATCTTCATCATTATATAGCTCTTTTTTGTATAAAAGTGAAATTATTTCAGACAGCTCATCAACTTCATTCTTTTTGTTATCTTGTGATATAAAAGAATTAATTTGTGAAAGCATGTTTACAATAATAGACAAAATTTGTTTTTTAGCAATAATACCATTACACATTAAGTTTAAATAGAAACTAGCCAAAGCTTTTCTTTTTTCATTTATTTTGTTTATTTCACAAAATTTATCATAATTAATAGCTGGATCAGCGCATTCAATATTATTAAATAAACCTGTGAATTTGTTAAAATTATGTTCAAATGTTGACTTAAAGGATTCATATGTTGTAGATATATCAGAATACAAATCAGCATAAATTTTTGAGTAAAATCTATTAGTAGATGCAATATCAAATATAGTAGAGCTAAAACGAGCCATATCATCATACGTTATATTTTCATCAATAAGATTATTAATTATTTCTATAATTTTATTACGGATATCAATATAATTTTTATCAGTTAGTTTATTTAAGTGTGTTCTTATATTATCAATTTGAATATCAACGCCATTTTTGGCTTCAGTCTTTGTGGGATTAAATGTTTTAAGTGTATTCCACTCTTCAGAATTAAAAACCTCTGTAGCCTTTAAACGTTTACCTTTTTTCAATCCGCAATTTTGTTCAATTTTTGTAATATTTTCCCGTTTTTTAAATACAGGAGTTTTCACATAATCCGGCGAACCAACTTGTAATGCTAAATTTGAAATATTTTCAATTGTTTCTTCTGGAAGATGATACTCAAACCCATTGAAAAGAATTGAATTTATATTATCAAGAGTATATTTTATTGTATTTAATGACATTTTATATATTTATTAACATATACATCATAATATTTATATCAATTTTTTTATATATATAATATTATATTCTAAATACACTTAAATATAATTATAAACATAATATAAATGAATTCTATAGATGATGAAGTAATAGATGAGTTATATGACCCTTCTTACAAAATACAAAGTTGGGATGATTTAGAAATTAATAATAAATTATTAAGAGGCATATTTGCTTATGGGTTTGAAAAACCTAGTCCTATTCAACAAGTCGCAATTAAACCTATTATTATAGGAAAAGATATTGTGGTACAAGCACAATCTGGAACAGGTAAAACAGCTACATTTACTATTGGGGCTTTATCAAATGTTAATTTATCTGATAACTATACACAAGTTTTAGTTTTGTCTCCAACAAAAGAACTAACAATTCAAACAGCAAAGGTTTTTGAAAATTTAGGTAGTATGATGGAAGGTCTACGGGTTAAAGGAGTGTATGGAGGTTCTGTTATTGATGAATTCTCCGGATTTTCTAATAAAAATGTGCCTCACGTTATTTGTGGTTGTCCTGGTAGAGTTTTTGATATGTTTCGGCGCGACAAAATTAACTCTAAAAAAATTAAAATTGTAATTCTTGATGAGGCAGATGAAATGTTATCATCTGGATTTAAAGATCAGGTTTATAATATTTTTAAATATTTTAATAATGATATCCAAGTAGTATTGGTTAGCGCAACTTTGCCTGAAAATATAATTTCAATTGTTGATAAAATTATGTGTGATCCAGTAAAAATTTGTATTAAAAGACAAATGCTTACACTTGAAGGGATTAGACAGTATTACGTTGCTATGAATGACGACCAACAAAAATATTTGACATTGAAAGATTTATTCTCATATTTATCGATAGCACAGTGTATTATTTATTGCAATAGCATTAAACGTGTACAAGATTTATATGAAGCTATGAAGGATGATGAATTCCCAGTTTGTAGAATACACGGCAATATGGAAAAGGGGGAAAGGGAAATATCATTTAATGATTTTAAAGTAGGCAAATCCAGAGTTCTTATTTCATCAAATGTTACAGCTCGTGGAATTGATGTTCAACAAGTAAGCATTGTTATTAATTTTGATTTACCAAAATGTGTTCACACTTATATTCATAGAATCGGTAGAAGTGGTAGATGGGGTAGAAAAGGTATTGGAATAAATTTTATTACTAAATATGATATAGAAAAAATGAGGGACATTGAAAAACACTATTCAACACAAATTGACGAATTACCTTCTGATATTGGGTTTTTATCCAATTTCTAAATAAGACAAATTTGAACGCGTAAAAATAATTCATTATATTTCTAATATAAATATTATGAATAAAGAAGAAGACAAAAGTATAGTTTATAAAATTAACGATTACTTTAAAATGCCAATTTATTATAATAATGAAAAAGTTGAACTCAATCAAAATATAATAAACGATTTAGAGCTAATTAACACATTTGACCCATCAGGAAATTCAATATACTCATTTTATTTTAATAATGATAATGATATATCAAAAAAAATAATTGAACAAATAACTAAATATTACACTACAGATATTAAATTTTTAAAAGAAAATCAAAAACTTATTACAGAATATGTAGCACCTCAAACAAAATATACAAAAACATCTTCTAATTATAAAAATATAATTGATATATGGAATGAATTAAAAATAGAAACTGGATTTAGAGAGAAATATTGCTATGTTGATTTCGAAATGATTGAATTTTTAAATACATCAGAATTATTTTTACAATTTATAAGCATTTATAATTTATTTTCACCTATAATTGCATTAATTGTACCTATAATAATATTAGTAATACCATTTTTTATTCTTAAATTAAAATCCTTACCGATTACTTTAAATGAATATATTGATGTGTTAAAGGTTGTAGCCAAAACAAATGCAATTGGAAAGTTATTTACAGTAAATTTTACAGAAATAACAACACACGAAAAAATATACATATTTGTTTCAGCTGCATTTTATTTATTTTCAATTTATCAAAATATAATGGTTTGTATTAAATTTAACAGTAATATGAAGACAATTCATAATTACTTTAAAGAGATTGATATATATTTGGATAACACAATACTTTCAATGAATAATTATCTCAACTATTCTGACAATTTGAAAAGTCAAGAACAATTTAACGATAATCTTAAACATAAAATTACAATTCTTCTAAATGTTAGCACAAAAATTAAATCAATATCAAAATATAGTTTATATAATGTAAAAAAAATTGGTGAAATTGGGAAAATTTTAAAATGCTTTTATGAATTACATAGTGATAAAAATTATGAAGATGCTATAATGTATTCTATAGGATTCAACGGCTATATCGATTGTATAGAAGGATTACAAAATAATATTATAGAGAGAAAAATAAACCTTGCTAATTTTATAAACAATAGTAAAAAGAGTATATTTGAAAAAAGTTATTATGCTTGTTTAAAAAATAACAAAAATGTTGTTAAAAATACAATTAAATTTAATAAAAACAAAATTATAACTGGACCTAACGCATCTGGAAAAACTACAATTTTGAAATCAACTTTAATAAATATTATATTTACACAACAGTTCGGTTGTGGTTTTTATAAATCAGCTAACTTAGCACCATTTAAACATATACATTGCTATTTAAATATTCCTGATACCTCTGGGCGCGAAAGTTTATTTCAGGCTGAAGCTAGAAGATGTAAAGAAATATTAGACATTGTTGATGAGAATAAAAAAGAAACACATTTTTGCGCATTTGATGAATTATACTCTGGAACAAATCCTGAAGAAGCCGAAACAAGTGCATCAGCTTTTATGATGTATTTACAAAAATATAAAAATGTATCCACTTTATTAACAACGCATTTTGTTAAAGTATGCAAAAAATTAGATAAAATTAAAGGAATACAAAATTTTAAAATGTTGGCAGAAAAAATAGAAAATAAAATTAAATACACATATAAGTTAGATAAAGGAATTTCTGAAATTAAAGGGGGAATAAATGTTTTAACTGAAATGAATTATCCAAAAGAAATAATTGATAATGTCTTTCAGTAAATATCATTTACAAAAATTTATTTAGCAAAAAATAAAATAATAATAAATATATTGTATTATTTTATAATGAGTATTATTAATCAATTACAATTTATACAAGATCTAAAACAATTTATTATTGATAACGATATAGCTAGCACAACAGCTGGGGTTTGTATTGGTGTAGCTAGTAAAGATTTGATTTCATCATTCGTGGGAGATTTAATAATACCAACAATACTATTTTTATTGGGTTATTTTAATAAATCATTTATTAAATATTTGCCTCTCAAAAATGATTTAGATATTAAATCTGTAGTTAAAAATTTTATAAGTTGGCTCCTTATTATTATTGTTACTTTTGGATTTATTAAGATAATATTCAATAAAATAAAACCAACAGAAAATAATAAAAACATAAAAAAAACAAATAAAATACCAATAGAATTATCTGCACTTTATTAAGATTATTAAATATAATTTAATAGATTTATATATTAATGAAATTGTCTAAAAATAGTAAACAGTTGATGTTATTTTTTGCAAAAAATAATAATATAAATAAAGTTAAGCAAACTAAACAAACTAATTTAATAATTCTAGAACTATATAATTATATTTATAAAGCATATAAATATTTAAATGAAAACAACAAAACTAGAAATCATTATTATATTACAACTAAAAAAATTATAAGTGCAATGCAAATATCCAAACCACAGAATTTTAATTCAAACAGTTTTCCTGAGTTAGTACGTAAACATATTGACGAATTAACTATGACTGAGATTACTTATACATTTTCTCTCTATAATAGGAATATTAAAATACATTTTATACTTGAGGAAGATAATATTGAACTTAAAATAGAAACATTTAATAGATATGTTGATATGATCTGGATTTGGTTATATATATTAAATCAATATGCGTCTAAAAAGTGTGCAAATACGCTTGTAATTTATTTATATTTTACTTCACTTGAAAAAACATTACCACGCACAAATATTTTCACACTGGATGAAATTAATATTAATACAGCATTCACAACAACTTGTCCGAAAGATTCTGAAATTGTTATATTTAGAAAAGAGGAATGGTTTAAGGTTTTAATTCATGAAACATTTCATAATTTCTCTCTAGATTTTTCAGATATGAATAATATTGAAGCAAATAATTATATTTTAAATATATTTAAGGTTAAATCTGATGTTAATTTGTATGAAGCTTATACTGAATTTTGGGCTGAAATAATAAATGCTTTGTTTTGTAGTTTTTTTTCATTAAATAACAAAAATAATATTAAAGAGTTTCTCTCTATTTTTGAAATTTATATTAATTTTGAAAGAACGTATAGCTTTTTTCAATTAATTAAAACTCTTGACTTTATGGGTTTAACATATAAAGATTTATATTCTAAAACTGAACATAGTATAATTCTTAGAGATAATTTATATAAAGAAAGAACAAATGTATTATCGTATTATATTATTAAAACTATACTTATTAACAATTATCAAGATTTCTTATATTGGTGCAAAAGTAATAACTTTTCTCTCTTACAATTTAAAAAAACAATAACAAATAAATTAGAGTTTTGCAAATTTATTGAAAAGAATTATAAAACAACGAGTATGTTAAATGGTATTGCGCAAACTAATCGGGTTTTTTATGATTTAAATAAAAAAAAAAGGCCTAATTTAAATTACATTTTATCAAATTTACGAATGAGTATATGTGAATTAGGTTAAAATAATTTATTTTTAGAAGGTTTAAAAGCTTTTAAATAAGTATTATATAAATGTTAGATTTATATAATAAGAAATATGATAGACAAACATTAAAAGATAATATTTATAATGTACAATTAATAGATATTTTAAAAACACAAATAATAGATTCTACGTTTGCGGTTCGTTATATTTTAAATAAAAAATATCAACTTCACGAAAATGATAAAATAACAGAAAATATGGTTTTTATATATCAACCACATATATCATATTACGATTTACAAAGAATAAAAAAACAGTATGATACTGATGATGATAGTGTTGATGATTTTGATACTGTAGCAAATAGATAATTATAAAATACCAATTATATTATATAATTAGTATTTTAATTTTAAACTACATAAATTATGTAGTCCTTTTGGACCATATAATTTTTTTTGTTGAAATAATTTGATACAGTATATTATAAATAAAATTGCTTACTATTTTGGTCTAGGTGAGGCTCGAACTCACGACATTTGGCTCATAAGACCAACGCTCTAACCACTGAGCTACAAGACCATTTGTGTATGTTTTACATAGAATTTTTTTATTTGTTTTATTTGTTTTATTTGTTTTTATTTGTTTTATTTGTTTTTATTTGTTTTTATTTGTTTTATTTGTTTTATTTGTTTTATTTGTTTTTATTTGTTTTTATTTGTTTTTATTTGTTTTTATTTGTTTTTATTTGTTTTTATTTGTTTTTATTTGTTTTATTGTTAAAATAATAATTTAAGCAACAACGTCAACCACCGTCTCAGCCGCCTTCACAGACTTTGCGAAGTGTGGAGACATATATTTTTGAAGATTAAAGTATGTTAATTCATCAGTTTTCTTAAGCTTAAGAAGTGTTGCTAACTTTGGATCAGGATTAATCTTTCTACCGTTATCCTTATCCTGAAGCTTATGTGCTCGAATATATGTATTAATTTCACGAGTCACATCTGTACGAGCCATTTCAGTACCCTTATCTTTTCCTAAAAATGAAGCAAGCTCATCAGAAATTTTTGTAGGCTTTACAAATCCTGAAGGCGCGCGATTACCTGCCTTACGTTTGCGTTTACTACATAACTTTTGTGAAGCCTTTAATTCACGAGACCATTTCTTTTCAAGAGTTTTATATTCACTTTTTAAAGAAGTAATGAGTGAGCCTAGCTGTTGAAGCTTTGTTAGAAAATCTACAGATTGCTCAGAAAGTGTCACCTCTGCTTCAGTTTGTTCAACAGCAACCTTTTCAACAACACTTGATGTTTCAACAACAGGAACAACACTTGATGATTCAACAAGAGGAACAACACTTGATGATTCAACAACAGAACTAGCTGTTGATTTTGGCTTTCTAACTTTCTTCTCAACTGCTGTTTCAACCGGTGTTGAGGAAGCAACTTGTTCAGGAACGCTAGAGGTTTTAGTTGTATTCTTCTTTGGCATTTTACTAGTCATCTTATTATACTATATACTAATAATTACTTTTTAAGTGATTTTACGCAAATAATATATATTCTATCGTTAATATGGTATTGTACCTAATTAAAATTAAAATCCCTAAATTTCTACAAATAATTAATTAATTAATTAATTATATAAAACTCTGAAAAAGCCAAGGGAGCGATAAAGCGGCGGTTTCGTTAACTAATGTTAAAGAACCTAGGATATAATATGACCCTAAAGTTTTACTGTCATCATCTACACCGCTATTTACAATTTTTTCTAAAACTTCTAATATTGACTTTTTTATATTAGTTATATTATTCTCCGTATAAATATATTGCATTCTTAAATGTCTAAAGGGATCACCATAAGGAGGACAAATATTACGTTTTGTTTCATTTGTTAGTTGAGCACGATAATTCCAAATTTCACCTAATTCTCTTATAAATTTTATAAGCTGAAATTTATTTAAAGATGTAAACCACTGATAATCAGCATAATTTCCTAAAGAATTTATATTTTGAAATAAACCTAATGTTCTTAATTCAATTGCCTTTTCACAACAAATGTTTTGTATATCATCATCATAATCTAGGTTTATTGGGATTTTTAAAATTAAGCTTATACGTATAATAGATTTTATAGTTTTTATAATTTTCGGGGGAATAATATTCCTATTATATGGATTTTTAATAGTTTCGATATTTTTTGATTTTAAAAATAAATTATGAAGCGACGTTATATTAAATCCATAAATGAAACCATCATTATCTTTGTAGCTTACGAATTGATGAAAATTAATTTCCTCTAATGGTTCCAATGAAATAAAATCATTATTATTTGTACATATTTTACGATTTATTGCTGCTGGACCATGTAACTCTTTATATTTTTTAACAATCAATCTACGAAAAAGTGCTTGAATTTTAATTATAAATGACGATAAATATAAATATGAATATAATCTTAAACTTAATTGATTTTTATTTCCACTAATTTTTAATTTATACATTTTTGAAAGCATTTTTAATTGCGATAAATTATAATTGTATTTTGTTAATACATAATAATTTTTTATAGTTGGAATTATTATATTATCATCTCTTACTTTTTCAGAATTATTAACTAGATTTTTTATTATATCACTTTTTGTTGCAATAACACCAATACATTCATCTAATAAACGAAGCGTAATTTTATTATTAAACATATATTAACTATATATAATTATTTGTAGTGTTTTTATATAATATTTGTACTGATAACTTAATCATAACCTTACCATATTAAATGATACAATTAATAATAAATTGTATTAAATGATTTAAAGATATGTATGTATTATATAGTATACTAATAGAATGGCAAACTCAATCATAGATGGAACCAATATTGATACTAGTGTATTATCTTATTCAGCCCCTAAAGCAAATCCAACTGGGGGTAAAGTTGTAAACTTATACAATAAATTCTTTAAAGAATCACTTAATATATCTACTCCATTAATGCTAACGTGGGGTGCTCAAGAAGGAATGGACCAAGCTAAAAATCCAACTGGAAAATTTACTATGTCTTTACAATTCCCAAGTGCAGAGTATACAAATGCGGATTCGGAGGCTTTCTTGACTTCTATTCGAGCTCTTGAAAATAAAATTAAAGCTGATGCTTTGACTTATTCCAAAGAATGGTTCGGAAAGACAATTACAAGTCCTGATGTTATGGATGAAAAATTTAATGTTATGTTAAGACATCCTAAAAAAGAAAAGGGTAGCGCTGAAATGGATTACGATAAACCGCCAACTCTTACTATTAAAATACCTTGTTGGAAGGGTGTATGGCAATCAGAAATTTATGATGAAGAAGGTAATCCTTTGTTTTTAAAAGGCAAAAGCCCTCAACATTTAAATCCACTTGATTTTTTAAAACCAAAAACTCACGTAATTTGCTTAATTCAATGTGGAGGTTTATGGTTTGTTAATGGTAAAGTTTCTATAACATGGAACTTAAAACAAGCTGTCGTTCAAAAACCAAAAACTTCATCAATTGTTGAGGGAACTTGCTTTATTAAGCCTAAGGCTTCTGAAGTCGAAAAATTAAAAACATTACCACCTCCTGAAGATGACATTTTTCTAAAAGAAACTGTATCTACTACAATTGTAGATGATTCTGATGAAGAGGATGATGATATGCCGCTTCCGGTTCCTGTTTAAGAAACTACATCTATAGTAGAAAGTGTTGTAGAAAAAACACCAGAACCAACACCAGTTTCTGTTGAAGAAACCAAGAAAAAACGTGTTGTCACCAAAAAAAAGCCTGAAGCATAAAATAATATAATATAAATTTATTCAAATCATATACAATAACAAAATTAATATAAATTTATTTAAATAAAATTATTTAAATACTTATTTATAATAAATATCAAAAAATAATATTTATTATGAACATTTCAAATGATAATATTATTATGCAAAATAAAAACAGAAAATGTAAAATCAATTGTATACCAAATAATTATTATATAATGAAACCAAAAACACTTAATCAATAATATTACAATAATTATTAGTATATTTAACAATACCAATTATTATTTACTTCTTTATTTTTAACATTAGAGAGAAAAGTATAATGAAACCAAAA